AGCAGAATATAATCGTGCATACGCTCCTCTCTATTCTCCCAACTTTCATTAATTCTCCTAACTAAGTCAAGAGCTGTACAAGACTTGACGACCGCTTCATTGTAGGCTGTAAACCTGACGGTTCTACTCACGCTATTACTATACTTGAGTAATATCTTGCACAAGAGTAGCGTATCTTTGTATATATACAAATTCTCTGTAAATGCCATTTTTTAAGGGAATGAAATTAAAAAATGCTCTTATATCCCTCCCTGCTCATTGCTCGCTGTTCGCTGCTTGCTCGCTGCTTACATGGAGAGAGGAAGAGATTTAGAAGAGATAAAGAGATTAACAAGCGTAAACCGGCAGGACCACGTTACTGAGCCACTTGCCGTTGCCGCTCGCACCACTACTGCAGAACCAAGCGCCCGCAGCGCTGCCCTGCGTAGAAGTCCATCTGTTTTTCTTCATCACGAAGTTGTAATAATTAGTAGCCACTTCTTCACCATACAGGGTCTCCAGCACCTGCCGTATGATACCGATATTAGCTACATGCACAGATTCCTGTCCTATCGACATGACAAATCCATGCAAATCCTCCCCCCCGATGCTGAATATCTGTTCATACGCATAATCAAAAGCTGGCACAGATAAACTTCGCTCCTGAGCCTCCTGGCGGATAAGGTATGATGAAGACTCTCCGTTGTAGAAGTTTGCATCCTTCACATTATTACCATTCAAGGCAATAGAATCGAACTGTAAGTTCTGTGTACACCATTGTTTGCTGACCAACTGCGACACGTTCTTAATATCACTTGTGCGAATACAGAATGTTCCATGGTTGGCTGATAATGAGGCATCTGCCACTTTGATAGCTACCGCATCATCAGCGTTTTTACCTGCTGCTACCCAGTCTTCGATGTAGTACTCATTTTTATCAATATCTACTACAAAAATACCTGCCTTAAACTGATAGAACCTGTAGTCGATAAGTCTCTGAGGAACATTCGCGGTATTGGTTCTTGAATTTTTGTTAAAGCTAACGTTATAGCCATCCTGATTATCAATTCTTACAGTATATTCCTTCTTATATGGTACGAATACTGTCACCTGGCCCTTTGCGTCAGTTTGATAGGTGGTATCTTTTCTGTCAACGGTCACAACAACAGGAATACCTTCCCATGCCGTCCCTACGTTATCATCGTACTTAGTAACCGTGATAATCGCCTTCTCCATACTGTCTTCATCGTAAGGCAGATATTCTACATTGATATTACGACTGCCCAATACTGCTGTATAACCTTGAGGAGCGATAGGCTGCGCATTGCCGTATTCAGGGAACACGATCTGATAGTAGTTTCCTCGGTCAATAGTGAATGTAGCCTTACCCTCTGCGTTGGTGGTATAGCTCTGAGGTGTCTTTCCGTTATTGAGGAACACATTAATCTTAATGCCTGCCACCTTGATAGATTCCACAGAAGAGGCGATGGTAACGGTTACTTCCTCGTCGGTATTGATAACATCTACCGACTTGGTTTCTCCGTGTCTGTTGGTCACAGAGATAGTAGAGCCTTCAAGGATGACGTTACACTTCTCTGCCCCAGAAGCAGCGTTCTCTGCCTTGGTCTTAGCTACGGTAGCGTCAGAAGCAGCATCGTTTGCTGCCTTTGTAGCATTCTCACAATCCACCTTGGTCTGACCAAGTGTTGCAATAACATCAGTAGCAGGTTTTTGTAGCTCCTCGATTTGCTCTGCCGTGAAGTCAGCGTAAGAAAATGAATCACCCTTATCGCCTTTCCGTCCTTGCGGAATAGCGAAGTTAATGACGTATTTGGGGTTTCCTTGCTCATCCATACCGTCGCTGGTCATGGCTACACTAGCCTTCTCGCTAGGAAGTAGGGTGGTAATCGTTCCGATGGAGATTTGAGGTGTCTTGCCAGCAAATCCACGGAAACCACTCATATCAACAAGGTAATGGTAATATTTTGTGCCATCCTCGTTCTTGTCTATGAGGTACAGCTTCGCATTGTCCTCATCCTCTGTATCGTCGGTATTGATGATAACATAATCATACAGGTCGAAGTTATTTATGTCCGTAGTCTCCATTTCTTCAACCGACTTGAAGACAAAGGCTGGTTTGCTAGGCTGCGCCTTCAAGTTCACATCCGTCTTGTCGTAACTCTGCGTGTCAGGATTCCACTTGTAATAGAAACCATCGCTATCAGCATAAGGAGGGTGGGAATAAGTAGATAAAGCTTTTTCGGTTGCGTTGTCAGCGGCTTCCTTTGATGCAGAGAAATCTTCCTCTCTCTTGGTCTCAGCCTTGCTACGTGCGCTTTCAGCCTTGATACGTGCATCCTCATCTGACTTACGAACATCCTCGTTACCCTTGCGCTCATTCTCTTGCAAGACACGCAACTTCTCGGCATTGTTCCTTAATGTTTCAGCATTGACACGCTTCGCCTCGTTATCCTTGCGTGTAAGTTCATTTGCCTGTCGCTCAATCTCGATTTGGGTACGAGCATCTTCCGCTCGCTCTCGGTCGGATTCCGCATTTACACGACTGGTCTCTGCCGTCATGCGAGCATCCTCAGCAGATACTCTCGTCTGTTCGGAAGATACTCGCTCAGACTCGGCAGATACTCGTTTCACCTCTGCTTCCTTACGTGCTTCCTCGTTAGTATTGAGGGTATCGTTTGTTTCCTTGTTGTTTTTCAGAGCCTCGTTAGCCTTATTAATGAGGTCTGATAACTCCATGGAAGGAGGGAGGACAACCATAGCGGTATCCATCTCCACGCTGTTGTCACCCTCATCGGTCTCGCCAAATTCAGTGTCAGCATCGGCATTCTTGGCTACGATGGAAAACTGAGGGTATTCGTTGCTTCGCCAGTCATTGCCGAAGATTTTGCCCCTTACCTCGATGGCGTAAGTTCCGAGGCTCATCTTGTCACCCTCTACTCTCGCAAGGAGAACATTGTCCTCCTTTACATCAATCTCAAATGCAAGAGGGATGCGCCTAAACTGATTGCACACCTGTACCACAATATCGGTACAGGCTGGCAGAGGGAAAGCCTGTGGTTTCCCCTCCACCATCTTCATCACTGGGATTCGCAGCGTGAAGTCATTACCTTTTACTATTTTTTTCATAAGCTTATATAAAATTTATTATGGACGATAATTCATGAATTGCAGTTGCCAAGCCCCACGGATAAAAACAAGGATAGTAAACTGTCCTATCGTTCCCGAATAGAATCTATTGCCGGTATCGTATCTCGTCTGACCACCCCAATATATCGTATCGCCTTTAGGAGGAACGATATATACCCTTTTGTCATTACCTTGAATAATTATCAGCGTCTGACCATCTACAGGATTGGCAGGAAGTGTTAACGTCATATCAGAAGGATTTGTGCAAATAACGATTCCGACGCCGTTTGATATTTGCTGAGTATCACTAATAATCTCTGTGTTCGGTGCTAACGCTCCTCGTATAGCGCCGTTTGTCTGTATAGCCGTTCGCTCACCTGTTGTGTTTTTTGCCTTTTGCACATTGATGGCGAAAGCAGGGTCATTCGGAGAGGACTTAATGGAATATATGTACGAGACTGGGAAATAATTAGTGTTGTAAGTCAGATCTGTAGGCAGGGCATACTTTTTACACTCAGATTCTACTCCGCCGCATACATATCTCGCCGACGCACCATTGAATAGATAACTATGGCCAAAACCAAATCCGGAATCGTCCCATTCTGTGTAGCAATTTCCGAGTCTCATATACTTACCCACATCAGGGGCACCTTGTCTAATGAACAAAGGCTTGTACATCAAGTAGGCTAAACCGTCATCAGAAGTAATAGTCGTTGTTCCGTCAGGGAATTTATAATCTCCGCTGTATGTAATCATATCGCCATCTATGGTATATTGGTCCCTCTCGTCTGCGCCCGATGTCTTTATCCGAAAGATTCCAAGTCGGCTATTACCTGTCACATTCAGATTTTGCGCTTCAAGGTCCTGCGTTTTAATACCATCCGCTACAACTTTATTAGCATTTATCAGCCCTGCCGACACCTGGCCTGTCTCGTTGTCGATAAGCACTGTATCGTTTGCATCAGTCTTGTTCTTCTTTACGTGTATCTGATTGCCATACAAGGTAACTTGGTCGCTCGTAATTTCTATACCTGCTGCCTTCAAGCTTGCCTTATCCACAAGGTCGCTCTTGCGCTCGGTGTACTCAGTAACGACTGCACCAACCTCGATTTTTGGCTTCGTGATGGTTACGCTCCAGCTCGTTACGCCAGTCTGTTGCGCATTCTTTGGGAACTGGAAGTAAATATGTTCAGGAAGTCTGCCCTTGAATCGAAAATGACTCCACACCCTCTGCTGCTTAGATAGCTCTTTTACTTGAATCAAAGCAACATAATTATCAACCTTTCCGACATCTGTCACTTCTGTCATTGCACCATTCTGCGGTTCTGCGTAGAAAGTGAACTTGGTGTTTGTGATAGGATAATAGGCATATACGCCCATATATTTAGCATCACCCCTCACCTCGAAGCTGATAGTATAATCTACGCCGAGCTTGAATGTACTGCCCTTTATTCGATAGAATGTATTGTAGTCGTCAGAGCCTATATATGTGAGTTCATAAGCATCGCCCACAAGATCTTTTTGACCCTTTACTTCCAGCACATTACCACCAACATCAAGCGTTCTGGAATTATCAATCAAGTTAGCACCAATGATGTCATAATCGTTTTGCGATAGCGTCCAGCCACCATAGGTGTCACCTTCCTCGACCATCGGACGGCAAATATAGGCATCAATACGACCAACTTTGTCATTGCTATATTCAAAAAAGTTGAAGGCAAGATAGTTGTCTTTTTCGCCAGCGTTAGTTGTGTCAATAACTGTTGTAAACAATTCCCACTGATTAAGCTTTGTTACAACAAAGTTACTTTGTGTGAGATACGTCGGACCATTTCCTGTTCCGTTTGCATTTGTCTGCTCATCTGTATAGAGTGCTTCAAGGAAAATACGCCCATTTGTGTCATTAGTCTTGTAATAACATGATAAAACATACTTCTTGCCCTTTGTTATCTTGATGCTCTTACCTCCCTGTGAACCATCCCAAAATGCACCACGATAATGAGGTGTCCCATCAGTCTCGTCAATAGAATGAATGCAGTTTGTTCCCTGATACCCAGAGTTCATTTCTATCCTTACGCCATCGGTTATTTCGACATGATTATCCTCACGCAGGAATGCACTGCCTACGAGCAGGTTGCGTCTCGCTATCGACTTTTCGCTCACCGAGAGTGAGATTTCTCTTGCCGTCTGCGTAATCTCAGCCTTAAACTGTGTAAGCTCAGAAGAACCCACCTTATCATCCACTCTGGTACTGACCTCTTGCAAGGTGTTGGAGAATCGCTTGTTGGTGTTAACCATCTGACCAGTGAACTTGGCAACGTTGACCTGCACGTCCACATGAGCCGTGACGGTTGCAGAATCATTCGTGAGAATAAACTCCAAAAAACCGTTAGTCTTGGATATTGTGCTTTTGTTTCCCGCTGTGTCAGTGACAACCTGTGTCTCTATTTCAGTCACCTGTATCTCTAACGGAGACGTGTTCAAATCCTTCAGACTACCGTTACAATTATAGTAGTTGCTTGGAAGTCTGTCATACTTTGAGAACTGACTGGAGACATCCTTGTCGCCTTGATACACTCGTATCGTCGCAGTCTTGCCGCTAAAGGATGTAACTCTTCCGTTGTCGTCAGTATCAAAGATGAGCACCGATGGAGAAACCACGACTCGATAGGCATCATCGCCTGTTATCTGTACAGGTGTTGACCAAGGAAGCACAGCCTTTCCTTCTTTCAATATAGCTTGACTCATCCATACCGTTGATGGCATAGAGACAAGATTATCGGATAGGTCGAAGCGAAATAAGCCATAGTCTCCGTTACTATTACTGCTGCTGTCCTTACAATAGGAGACATAGAAGAAATGCCGTCCTGCCGTAGCGATATGGTAAGAATATGAAGTTTCTATTCCTTTACCTGATATATATGCAATACCCTTCTTTCTAAGGTCGTTTGAACCAGTTGTCTCTGTATCAAGTTCATGAACTTGAACGAAGTCAAAGTTAGCCTCGGAATAAGCCTTAATGATAACATTAACGTCCAAATTATCTACATTTGTGGTAAATGAAACTTTCATTATCGCCCATCCATAGCTATCAGACAACCCAGCAGGAGATTTTCGCCATGTTTCTCCACTATCGGAAACTTCCGACCACTCCGAGGTGCTATATCCGCTCGTAGTATTATCGACGCTGTAATTTCCGTAGCTGATGTTGCTCACCTTGTTATAAGACCCACCTTTCTGAGGTGTGCGAGACCATCCGTCAGATAGCTGAGACAAGTCTTCAACAGTTGGTTTTGAAGGTTGAGACGGAGCATTTTTGTACGCCATTACAACACCCTCACCACTCTGCCCAAGAGAAAAGTTGGCAGAGGCAACGATATTATCACCGATATACATAACGACGGTAATAACAGATTTTCCTGCCCAAGCATCCTCATAATTCAAATAGCCGAAGTAATTATTTCCGCTATTTATCCAATCTGTCATATTATCGCTATACTCACCATCGACATAGCATTTTACGGAAGCCGAATCACCAAAAGTCGCAATATTTCCCGAAACAGTGCTCTTACTGCCTTCCTGCTTACGGAAACTAACAGTCACGGCAGATTGATCACTATGTCCTGCGATTGTTCTTAATTCCTTCATAAGACTCACGGAATAGCTAACTGCGTCATCACCCTTCTCGCCCTTACCTCCAGAAAGGACTTTTTTCCATTGTTTCGAACTATCAGAAGGCTCTTCGCTGACATCAACCCCCGAATTAGCAACGCACACCCATACGGCATTGTTGTGATTTACTTGGTCGTTCTTGTGATATTTAGTTCCTTTTACCCAGTCACCACGATAGTTGATGATATTGATAGTACTACCGTCATCCGAAATCCATTCAAAGCGTGAAGAGTTGATTTTTGTTCCTCCCTTTGGAGAGGTCTCAAATACCGACAGAGATACCTCTTTGTCCTCGCCATTCACGTTTTTTAAGAAAGTGTGCTTATACTCAGAGATATTAGCATAGCAAGCGATACGAGGAGCATATTCGCCAGTCGTTTCGAGGATAATCACGTTCTGTCTGTCTGTCTTGTCATACTCACCGTGTTCATTACGATGTCTGTTTCCATCCAGTACGATTGTATCGCCCTCAGCAGGAATGTCTCTCGTCTCCAAAGGTGCAGGGTTAGAGCCATTGTAACCCACACTAAACTCATCGTCGTAACCATCAATGTCACCACAATGCTTACCCACGACAATCCAAGCAAACGCCTGCCCATCGTACAATTCCACCTGTACTTCTTTCGTCTGCTCGTTGCCATCCTCATCAAGGTAAGTTTCCAGCTTCGTGCCGTAAATTTTTTCGTTCTGTGTAGATATACCACCGTCAGGAATAGTACGCCAATAGCTCTTGTTGCTTACATCACTATACGCCCCACCAGCCACAATTTCGCCCATGGTCTGACAGCGCGCTTGGTCGCCCTCCTGCCAGTCATTCATCGTAGCAGTAGTTCCGTTGTCAGCTAAGAGATAACATTTCCAACCGACGCATTCCATATCATCCTCAGCTGTTTCGACCCAAGATGTCACACCATTAGATACCAATTTCTTGACAGGAACAACTCGAACAAGCTTACTTCCTGCTCCTGACAGATATATGTTACCTCCCGAATAAGACAGCTTGCGTACCTCTAATTCGTGAAATATCGCCTTACCCCATATAGTGAGGTTGGTGAAAAACGCATGATACTTGCCGTTCTTCTCCTTCTCGACAGAGAAACCCTGTTCAGCCGCATTGTCGTAATCGAGAGACTTTATAGCACGAAAAAACGCCTCGCCAAGCTCCGTAATCTTAGCGTTGTTGCCGAACTTTGCTCCCATCATCAGGTCTGCAAGACCTTTGGCAATAAGACCTTTAATAAAGGTCATCTTGCCATTTGCGGTATCGTCGTTTACCTTTGAGATGAAGTGCTTACTTCCCTCTGTCACAACCTGATTCTTGACCTGTGTAGTTGTCAAGCCTGCACCAGTTCCTCCATTCCCGCTTTGAAGCGACGAAATCTGCTGCTGAATCTTCTGGATAGTTCCAACCTCCTTATCCTCGCGAAGAGTTATCTCGTAGGTAGGAATCTTACCATCTTCTTCCTTGATAGTGAGCTGATCTATGGATATTACGCCACCGATTCTAAGGTCTGTATCCTCAAATTCCATCAGATCGCCGGCTTTGAGCGTATCATGAAGACTCTTGATAACCCCGGTCGTATCCTCTTTGGCCCGGTCATGCTGTCTTGCCATGAAAAGCTCATCAACCTTTGGTTGGTAGACATATCTTGTATAGTCGTTCTTTTCGAGAAGAGCGATTGCGTACTTAAGGAGCTTCAGAGACGCAGCTTTGACATACGAATCAGGAAGAGTGATACCAGTAAGGACGAAATGGTCGCCTTTTCTGATAGGATAGTCCTTGTATGGGAACCAAAGCTCAAGAGCATCGTCCTTGATTCTCTCGATAGTAAGCCTCCATCTACCATCAACCTTGGTTGAGGATGCCACCTTGAACGTACGACCGCCACACATACCATCTTTCATGGAGATTGAGAAATCGTTGTCCGCTAAATCTTTTATATCGAAATCAACAGCTTTACTGAGATAGATATCAACATTCTTTGGACCTGGATCGTCATCGTATCTGCCATCATCATCAGGAGCAACACCCTCATCAATCTCATCAACACGCACACCACCGATAACCATTTCTTCAATGGTAGGGTAGATTTCGATGATTCCATTTGTCTTATCGTCTGTGTCAAAGAACTGTGATGCGGAACGCAGACCAATCTGATCGATATTGATGGAATCAATGTAAGGTCTATGCGGATCAGTAGAGAATCTGTGTTGCTTCCCGGTAGGGTTCACATACTTCTTCTCTTCATCCGTGAGCGATTCGTAGAAGTCACTCAGTGATACATGTGGAAATCCAGGCAGCATAAGCCTGTTGATTGACATATTGTTCGGAAGATTCTCTGCGTATTCCTTCATGGATGAAGGAACAGTTTTCTTATTAAGGCCGGACGTGATATACATCTTTGTGTTTCCAGCCTTAACCTGCGCAATGAACGCATCAAGCTTCTCCTTTGATTCCTCATCTCCGGTATCTACCTGCGCTCCTTTCAATTCGCTGTGGAATCTGCATTTACTGGAGTTGTTTATCTGTGCCACATAACCCGTAACGATAGTCTGGAAATCGAACGTTACCTGAAGAACCCAACCGGAAGACTGTTCCTGAGATTCGCCGGAAACGACATATTTTCTCTTATTCTTAAAATACGTCTCTATATAATCGAGGTCCAATTCGAGTTCAACATACGTGCTTGCTTCGACGACTTTTGTGATATTCGCCACATACTTGACACCGAGGTCGGCATAATAGTGAGATGGAAGGTTCTTCTCCGAACCATACGCTCTCAGTCTCGTAATGACACTCTGATCAGAATCTGCGTTCTGCACAATCTCGTAGAGTCCATTTCCGAGTCCGTACTTGAAGATATGTTTTGCCTGTATTCCGGTAGTACCGACATATACGTTTCTTCCTCTGACGATAAAGTTTATGTTCCACTTCTCGTTTACAAGCGCAAGGGCCTGCCAACAGGTCTGCGAATCCACTGTGATAGACATCGATTCGATGACGTTATCGCTTGTTCCTTCGCCGTACATTGACAGCCAGTCGCTCGCTAGGCATCCACGCTGCACGGAACGCTCCATGTTCCTGGAGTAAATCTTCCAAAGGCCCTTACCAATCTGTTCGTCGAGGTTCGCCTGAATCCTGTCAAGCAAATCGTCCAGAGTCTGTACGTAAAATGGAAATTTCGGTAGGGCAGTGTAGTGGAGTTCGTTGTCATTCAATACCACATCGAGGAACTCAGCCCTAGAAAGCTCATCCTGCAATGCGTTGAACTTTACGCTGTCATAAACGAAGCCCTCACCGTAGGTGTCAGGTCTTGCCTGCTTATCTTTGCCCGGCTCGTAGTTGAGCTCAAACCGCTCGCCACGATAGACAATATAGTCGCCTATCTGAAAGCTGATAGGCACTTCGTGCTTGAAGCTGATAGTCAAAAAACACTCACCCATCCAGGAATCAGAGTATTCTAATCCATGAACGGTTATCTGCTCTCCGTTAACGTCTGTCAGCTTCGAGCCGTCCTTATGATAAATATTCCAAGTGCTCATGTGTCAGTGTTATCCTAAATTTAAAATCCTGCCCTGTGCGTCCATAATCGGATTGATATCAGTAACAGGGTCGTTAAACTTGAAAGTGATAGAGAGGACTAGCAAGTCCTCGCTGTCCGGATATCTGTATAGGTCCGGATCAATGCTCTTCAGTCTCACATGCTGCCTTCCAATCTTATTGAAGTCGCAGTACATTTTCATCATGCCAGACTTACGGAGATAGTCAATGAAAGCCTTACACTTCTCGTTTGCTCCGAAGGCATTACCCTTGAACAGGAACTTGACCTTATTCTCGTATGCTGCCATGTAGAGACCATCCTTGCCAATATACTCATCGTCTCCATGTTCGTCATTCCACTCTCTTTTTGAAGGTTCTTTGACGGAATCGCATGGTTTAAACGGGTTCTCGCTAACATACATACCAAAGGCGGCGATGGAATCCTTAACTTCATTCCCATCGCCCTCCTTCTGCATGTATATCCTGAAATAATCCTTCATACCTAAAACCAACTTTTTATAATTGCAAATATACGGAAAATAGAATAAATATGCAAGAAATACATGCATAAATATGCGTTAATTGAACTTAAATTCGTGTCTATCCCTGATATTGACTGTTCCGGTAGCTTTCACGACTGTTCCTCCGTATTGATAGACAAAGCACTTTGCGGTATCTTCACATTCAACATGAAGCTCTGCGCCATCTAACAGATTGACAAACACCCTGGAGAACCCCTTGACCTTCAGGTAAAGTGAAGAGTTATGTCTTACATATATCTCACCGCTATCCATCCAGTCATAGTTGATGTTTGCTACACACTCTCCATTGAGGATGACAATCTTTGGGTTTTGCAGGTCAACGTTCTCGTCAACATACACACCATGATCGTGAATGACATCACCAAAGTACTTCTTCATATCCTTGGTTGAAGGCCAGTTTCTTCCGATACAGAAGTCGATACCCTTAACAAACTTCTCGACCATCTCGTGCTTGGATGAGTTGTCGCGCCACTCGGCGGTCCACTGAGCGCAAAGACCCAGTGAAACCGCCTCGTTCTTCATTCTGTCTGATAAATTTCTTTTTTCAAACATAATTATTTCATTTTTAAAGATTTCGTACCATTGATAACTCTGTTGAAGTTATCGTTATACTCAATGAAAATTTTCTCGATTCTCTCTGCTGCATCTGCATTGCGCAAGGTGTTTTGGGAAATAAGGTTAAGCTGCGTGAGCTGAGATTTTGCAATCTCGCTCATCTCTGGAATGAACTTACCCTGCATTTCCCTAATCACAGAAACATCAAGTCGGACCGCATTGAGGTAGGATGCAAGAATATCAGCTGTTTCCTCGGTAATACTCTTGATCGAATTCTTGGTAGAAGAACTACTGCTGTTATCCCTGAGATCCAAGCCTCTTTTCTTGAGAGCCTCAAAGATGCCTGTAATCTGCGGAACAGCCTCATCGCCAGCTTTATATAACAGATTAGCCAGATGGTCCATATCGGTTTCATCGAGTTTTCCTTTGTCCTTTAGGATATCAGTAAGATAGCCAAGCGGTTTTCGAAGAGCATTCTCCATGATTTTCTGCGTAACGATGTTCTTTGTTACATCCTTAACCATATCTTTGACCTTCTCCTTGTAAGCCTCAACAGCATCCTCTCCTTTCTCCCAGGCACCTACTACTGCATCTGTAAGCTCACTCGCCCAGCTCTTAAAGTCAATAGAATATATATCCTTTAGAAAGTCCTTCGCAAAGGAATCGATCTGAAGTTCCATTTCTTTAATCTGCTGATCGTAGTCGGCAATCTTTGAATTATCCTTCTTTTTCTTCTCGTTTTCAGAATTTCGTTGGCTTTGCAACTCGTCCTTCTGAGCTTTTAATGAAGCAAGCTCTGCGTGGTATGCACTGCCCGGTTTGGATTGGGCTTCCTTTACTGCCTCGTAGGTATCACTTGAATAAACACTACTAGAAAGGAACGGTAAGCTCTTTCCTGTCTTTGTTTTTTTCCAGGCAGCAGAACGCTCGTAGTCAGAAGTAACCTTGTTAAGAATATTCTTAGTATCCTCGCTTACCTTGTACGAGTAAATTCCACCAAATGTATCTTCAATGATACTCTTGATATTCTTGGTCATGTTGTCAAGTTCCTTCTGGCGTTCCTCCGAAGCCTCAATCTCTTTCTGTAGGGCCTTGTCGTGCATGGCAAACAGAGATGTAACAACACTCAACGCAGCACCGGCTGCCGCTCCATAAGGACCAAGACTTCCAAGGCCAAGAGCATTCAAGCCTCCAGATACCTGCGCTGCTGCTCCAAAAGCACCACTCGCCATATTTGTCGCCTGACCAAGAAAAGAGTCCTCCTCGCCAAGAACCTCGAATAAACTAATAACAGGACTCAGGCAATCTTGTAAAGCCTTGAACTTGTCAGCAAGCTTCGAGACACCCTTGTTTGCGTCGTCGTATGCGCCTTTTTTCTCGTTTTCAAGCTGGCCCTTTGTGTAGTTTCCTTCTTTGATACCCATTTTTTTTGCATCGCTGGAACCTACGTAGGTGGTAGTGGAAATATCCATACCCTTACGGAAACGACTACCAATGAAACTACCTATAGCGTTTCCTCGCTGCATACCGCCAACGATACCATTGATAGGATTGCGGTCAATTTGCTCATCTCTCAGCTTACCAAGAGCGTCCCTTAACTGCTTAACAACCTCTACGGAAAGACCAGTTGTCTTTGAGAAACCATCAATCTTCTCAATCATAGAGTTAATGGTTGAAGAAGATACCCTGTCAAGGTCGTCGAAAATGGTAACCCAATCAGATTCCTGCTTGAACTTTTCAAACTCAAGCTTAGCAAGATTTTCGTTATGCGTCTTTTCCGCACCTTCTGTTGCTCTATCACGCATACCGGCATCTTTGATACCCTTGATGAGTTCGAGCTGCCTTTCATACTTGCGGTTTTCATCCTCTATCTGTTGGTCGATAGTGGCATTCTTTTCGACAAGGTTAGCCAGCAGGTCGATGGTCTCTTGCTTGATACGGGCAATTTCTTCCACCCACTCCTTGTAAATAACAGAGGCATTCTCACTTTCGCTACCGATATGCTTATTAAAGTCGCTTTCGTTCATTTTAAGAACATCGTCAGCACTGAGGCTTTGTCCTGTTCTTTCATTATGTTCTTTGACCGCCCACTTCATCTGCTCTTTCAGGTAGTCCTGATATGTTCCAGATTGCACATAGCCAAAAGCAAGCATAGAAGCGCCCTTGCTATTACCTGTCAGCTCATATATTTTCTTGTAAGTTTTGTACTGTTCTGAGATAATATTGAGCCGCTTTGACAACATATTATTGGTTTCCCTTATGCGCTCTTCCTCGATACTTCTGTTCTTGGCATGAATGTCGGCCTGTTGACTCTCCTTGTATTCCCTTCTTTTCTGGGTTGATGATGGCAAACGATTCATAAGTTCTCTGATAGAAGACCCGTAGGTCCCTGGGTCAGAAAGCTTCCATGATAATACAGAATTCTTGAACTCTTTGTCGTTCCTCATCTGTATCATAGCTCCTTCATCTCCATAAATCTTTCTGTACTTTTCAAGTTCAGAATAGAATTTCTTGTAAAGGTCGATACGCTTCCTTAAAGTTTCAAGCTCTTTGTCCTCCTGATTGACATGAGTATTCTTCTTTCCTGGCTTGTTTGATTTTTTGCCTTCACCTTCATAGTCGTAATTAAGAAGATCATGCGCCGCCTGTTTTACTGTCTGCCATTTCGTGTAAAGTTCCTTGACATTCTTTGCGTTAGACTTCTTCGCTGATAGGTATTCATTATACGACTTTGTAATATCCTCATTAGCAGCATTTCTTGCGGAGTACCAGCTATTCTCTTTTCCCCATCTTTCGGCGTATGTCTTGTATTGACCTGAGATGTCGCTCATCATCAGTCCACTATACTTGCCAGGAATTCTTTTAACCAGCTCACTCTGTAAGTCATTCAGCTTATCTCCACCATCAATGACAAGTTTGATGACAGCATGGAAGTTGGAAGCTGCAAGCATATTCTGGAGGGTACGTTCCAGTTCAGGATATTTCTGGATGAGGCCATTCTTAGCGTCATTCATCAGCTCCCTTACCTTTGCTTTTTCTGCATCGTTAAGAGGTACACTTGCCCTAATCTTCTCTCCAATCATAGGGAAAGACTTATCAATCAAAGCAATCATACTATTAGACACCTCTGACTGTAGCCATGCGCTCTTGTCTCCGCATCCAAATGCTTGTAAGATGGACGTTCTGATAATATCTGCCTTGTCCTCTGGAACACCCATTGATGAGAATATACCGCTCATTGCTTGCATCGCAGCCTCACGCATTTTTTCATCTTTCCCGATATCGCCAAACTTTCTTGCAAGTTCATCTTTGAGTTTTTCAATATAGTTTCCAAACGCCTTTTCGTCAAGATATAGCGTCTTGTCGCCAGATGATGCACCAGCAGCCATAGCTGCAATACGCATATCTTCTCTCTTCTTGAATGCGTCAACTACTTCTTCGGTCGTATCACTCAAATCAGAGTAGTAATATCTGCTACTAAGCTTTGAGTTCGCAATATCATTGGCTTCTTTTAGCAGCTTAATCTCTTGCTCAAGATACTTAAGACGATCAGCGTGACTTTTCTTTTCGTCTGCCGTCATCAGTATATTCTTGTAACTATAAGGGGCAAGCTCTTTCAACTTTTCCTTGTAGCTATCAATCATATTGTCAATCTCCTTTGTGTCGCCACCGGATATTGCGATGTTCACGTTGTTGTCACGGAGAAAATCTCTTATCTGCTTGTTCTTGTCGGCTATTTCGTCTTGCGTCTGCTTAATCTTTTGACTGAGTTCCTGATATTCGCTAATGGCGTGCATGACACCAAAAGTAACGGCAGTAATGATAAGGCCAGGTAAACCTCCTATAGCTGACCAGATTTCAGCTGCAAGAGTCTTAGCTCCTGTACCTATAATCCTAAATGCAGCCAAAGCCGATGTCTTGAATGCTGTCCACACATTCTTTACAGAAGAAAAAGTGGTAGCAAGAGACATAGAGCGCATTGTCGCCAATGTGCGCAACATCTGCATACGTACCGTTTTTTCTCCTTTTTGTCTCAGAACAATACCTCTGTAAATATTATACTGCTCTGCCGTGATTTTTCCGGATAACCTCAACTGATTGAGTTTCTCTGTAGTCAATGCCCTTGCATTAGCCAACGCTCTCAGGTCAGCTCCAGTAATCTGGTTTTTAGTAACCAGAATTCTTTGTTCTACCTGAGAAATCTGCTGGCCCATCAGGACTTTTTTCTGAATGTCGGCAGCTACACTGGCTTTGTTAGAGAGGAAATTAGAAGCTACGCCTCCTGCAAGCATCTTTTTTAATCCATATCCGGCTAATATAGTTCCAGCAGGAAGCGCCAAAGAATGCAGAGATTGAACGAGTGTTGTAGCTCCTTCGATGGCAGTCTTGAAAAACTTACCAACGAGGCTTTCTCCGCTCGCAAACTCGGCAAGCATAATTTCCCAAGCATCTTTCAGCTTGTTATATCGTCCGAGCAAAGTCTCACTCAGAACCTGCTGCATGTTATAGAACTGGCCACCTGCATCAGTCATCTGCCAGAAGATAGACTTCACATCATCGAAGCTAACCTCTCGGTTCGATATACGAGTCTTAATCTCTGACGTAGAGACATTTCGACCCTCTTGCTTAGAGTAAAACTCTGAAAGTTTATTAAGCAGAGGAATACCTGCGTACGCAATCTGGCGAAGCTCCTTACCGTCGAGCCAACCACGAGCCTGGACCTGTCCAAACGCCAATGCGATACGGTCGAAGCTAACACCAAGGCCGGAAGACATATCCGCAAGCCTCTTTGTCGTATCGTAGAGCTGGTCATATTCAACTCCATACGCGGCCAACTGCTTAACGTCTCGGTTCAACTCAGAGAACGTAAATGGCGAATTAAGAGCGAGTTCCTTAATCTGGTTAAACATAGTGTTCGCATTCTGCATATCACCAAGGATGGATTGGAGAGCGATATGCTGCTTTTCCATCTCGCCACCGGTAGTGATGATACTCATGGCGAACTGCTGTGCGCCGAACACAAGACCTCCCTGCAAGAAAAGTGACTTCAAATCCTGTACGGTTGAATTCAGTTTTCCTGCATGGCTATTGGCTCTCTCGAAACCGCGGACCAAATCAGACTGAACCTTTGCGGCCGTCTGAGCAATCTCCTGCTGACGCTTCTGTTCGAGCTCAATACCTCTTTGAACCTCTCGGTTTACTGCCTTTTGGTCTTGAAGAACTCTTGACGCCAATGTAGTATCGTGGCCGCTACCAATGTTACCAAGTTCGCCAAGAGTTGATCTCCAATAATTCCCAGAACTAAGACTATCTCGGATAGCACCAAGGTGTCTCATTATAGAAATGAGCCTTTTAATCTCATCTTCTGCCTTGCTTACATCTGCGCCGATAGGGATACCTCTGCTGTATTCTGAGCGAAGCTGGCGAACTTTATTACCGAGAGAATCGTATCGGCGTTCAGTGTTCTTTAACTCGTTCTGTCTCTGCTTCTCTGCTGCAATGTCTTCACGCTTCGCCTTAGCAGCGTCTCTTGTAGCCTGAGCTTCCTTCTCTTTAGAAGTCTTTTCGAGATTAGAGTAATATTCAGACATTCTTTTCTGAATGTCGTCCTGCCTCTGTCTCTGAGGAGTCTGGCCTATAAGGTCCTTGACATTTGCCTGGCTGACACGGAGAGTATCGTAAACATTCTGAAGAGCTGTTATTGTACCCATCAGTTTCTCCGCTTCAGCGTTGGCTTCCCTCAAGCCCTGCTGTCCGAATGAAATGCCTTCCTTCGTACCGGTTCCGATAGCGTGCTGGTACAGGGTAATGTCCTCTCTGACCTTCCCGAGTCTTGTAAGCAAGGTATCTATCTCTGCCTTGGTATTTTTCAGACCCTGGTCGTTCTTGAAGAACGGAGATATACCCGCCTTCTCTGCAATCTCACGCTTCTTCTCAACGAGAGCCATATACCTCTTTATATAATCAGATTGAGCCTTTAATTCCGCTTCATTGTCTTTTGCGCTCAACTTAGCTGCCGCGGCAAACTCCCTCTCTACTGCGATGGCCTTTCCTTTTTCTCGCCCGTACGCCTGCGTTGCGGCGGTTGCTTTTGTCATCTCTACAGCAACATCGGAAAGAAGGTTCTTCATCTGCGCAGCATCAGTGAGGATTGATTTGTTACCAGATGCAGACTGCAATCGGGCAAGAATCTTGTCAAGCTCAGTGATACTTCCACCAAGCATGTTTGTATTATAACCCTTTAACGCACCCTCTGCCATGAGGTCTCGCATTTTGGCAAGCTTTTCAGTTACTCTTGATATATCAGCCTCAACCTTTGCAGCTCCGCCCGAAAACGCAGATAAAGGGTTTTCTTTTTTGAATTGATCGGTAATCTGCTTTACATCACGGAACGTCATTTGGAGAACCTTAGCATAGTCTTGTAAAACGTTTGCATAGTCTACGCCGCCACCTCCGCCGCCCTGTGCTTTATTCTGTAATCTATAAAGCTGATTATTGACATTCTCAAGCATCAACTCTGCCTCCTTAAGCTTCGAGGTATCAACATTTGGGTTAAGTGAACGCAACTCCGAAATCTTACTGCGTTCTATGTTGATTCTCTGTAGCATATCGAGATAGGAGAGGGCGTTTTTTACCGCCATCTGCAAATCTTTAGCTTCATCGCTCTTGTCGTTTTTTTTGAGTTTGGAAATCCTTCTATTTATCTCATTGAGAACATCGGCAAACTCTTTGGCTTTTTCCGCTTGCTCCTTAAATCCAGACTTTTTCGTTCCGAATCCCTGGAGAGCACGAAGAAGTGAGTTTGCAGCGTCGTCTCCTGTCTTAAGCTTGTCGATGATTTTTTGAAGTTCCTTAGATGTATTATCCTTCACACCAAGCTGGAACCACAAATCACCTAAATTTCCACCTGCCATATATCCTGAATATTTTAAAATTAGAGTTTATTGTTTAAGTAACCGACAAGATTTATTGTCTCGCCAGCAAGACTTCCTTCTTTCTTCTTTTTCTCCATCCACCTGTCGTAGAGGTCATCCATCTCCTTCTTGGTATGCGTCTTTGGACCGCCTTCCTTCTTGGTCTTTGGATAGACGACAAGAGGCTGGTCTGCAACCATGAGGTCAATCTGTGCCGACGAGTAGCCCCACCAGTAGTCGTAGGCTGCGATGAAGTACTTACGCTGAAAGAGGAAACCGAACTTCTCAGCTAAAGAGAAGGCTGCTCCCCAGCTGGTTCTGCTTGGATAGCTTTTGCTTCGCTCCTCGTCATCGTCATCATCACTTCGGTCATCCCGGTCGCTAATATGGTAGCCAGTGAGAATGCGTTCGATGGAATTTTTTTTTTAGAAACATCGAGGACCCTCAGAACCTCGGCCACGTCCACATCCTTGATGTAGTAGAGCCAGCGCCAGTAGATCCAATACAGGAATCGAATCTTCCAGATGTTGTTGAGAAGAATGCAGACGCAAATCTTTACGTTGCGTTTCCATTCGTTCTTCTCCTTAGTCCTGATATGAGAACATCTGCTCATGGTTCCCTTGCGAAGCCAGCCGAGCTTGTGCTTCTTTCCACGGAACACGAACTCGGTAGGCTCGTCGTGCAGTACGCTGTCGAGTAACTCCTGTAAGTCCACTGAAGGCTGCTCAATTTTCTTTTCTTCTGCCATGATTGTATGCTATTAAATGAAGAAGGGCGGCACGGCTGTTGATTAGCCTGCCGCCCAACGGTTTGTTATCCTGAATCTAATTACCTATAGACTTATCTTTATAATTAGCCTCCGATACCAGGGGCCCCTGATGCTGAAAGCCAAGCGATACTGCGCTTACCTGCGCCCTCGATAGAACCAGAGAACTTGAACGCAACAGGCTCTGTACCAGAGTTGTCCCACTGCAAGGTAGCATAGAGAGCAATATTGGTAATTACCATGAGATTCTTCTTCTCTTCGTCAACGATGACGATAGTACCCTTGATCTTGAACTTCTTAGGCTCTACCGCAACGCCTGTAAAACCGGTAGTAGCATCGAGGGCTGTGTCACCAGTACCTTTCAAGGTAACCTTGGTCAACTCTGTGATTGCATCCTCGCCGAACATGATTTTCAGCAAGTCCTTAGCCTTAGAAGGAACAACGAATTCAACGTTGAAGTCGCCAAGCTCAGAGGTGGTCGCCCAGTCGCCAGCAAGGCCGATAACCTTATAGTGGTTGATGGTAGGATCCTCCATTGTCGCCTTTAAGGTATCGACGGTAACCGGAAGTTCAACTTCTGGAGTGATGTCAAATGTGGCCTTGCTCAAGTCTGTGATTGCACTCGTGTAGAGCAAAGTCTTAGGACCAACGAAAATGTCCTTCATCTTGTCAATAGTTGTCATTGCCATAATCTAAAATATTTTAAATTGTTATACCTGAATACTTATTTAGTACGTAACCTTCCCTGTATGATAGTTACGGAAAAACCTGCGCCATCGTCCGTTTGCAGGGTTATGCGTGGATTTGTAACGACGAGATTCTTGGTTGAGATAGGGAACCTGTTCAAAATTTCCTGAACCTTCTTGTCGACAGCTGAAACGTCGAGCGTATTTGGGTTGCCTGCCGAAGCTTTATCTCGGATATATAATTCAATCTGAGCCGTAGTAGTGAAGTCGTTATAAACACCACTTGAGTTCATTTCATTATTATAGATTCCGGACGGAAAGTATACTACGATGTAGCTATTGATCGTTTCATCAACTGCCTTTGGTCGGTTACGGGAGTAAAGCTTGTCGCAAATTCCCTTCATTGCATTACCGACATCGAAATATAGAGTCTTAATACTAACCATATTTTACATCGTTTTAAAGTATCTAACCAGATATTCCCGAAGAGAGGTGATCACATCGTGCCCTTTCTTCACTTCGACAAACTTAGCGTAATCCACACCGGCAACAAGACGCATCTGCCACGTAGCATCGTACTTTCCTTTGTTGTGTTCCTTGGAAACAAGCTCATCCCACGCCGCGTTTGGACCATATTCACCACCTTCTCCGTATTCTCCCTTGTAAGGCCTTCGTCCGCTATCCTTGAAAGAGAATGAGCTGCGATAATACCTGTCAAGATTATATCGTTCGCCGGCAGCAAGAGTTACCCTGGTTGGCTCCGGGCCAGGCGCATAGTGAATAGATTGCAACGAGCCGTTATAGTACGTACCGATAGCGGTAGACTTATAAAGGTTACCGGTTACGTCGTCATAGTCGCGAGATTTGTCTGCGGCTTTCATTGTTATCTCGGCTGCACGTTCCACCTTCTGCTGCATCTTGGCTACAGCCATCTGACAGATTTTCTTCCTGATATCTACAAATTGACCTGATAAACTTGCCATAACCTAAACCCTCGTTAAGTTCCAATACACAACAGTCCTGTTATTATCCGGTTCGCAGTCCTTGACTATACCTTTCTCGGTATTGTTACCAACGGTAGCGTAAATAGTATCTCCATCAAGAGGACATTTCCCGGCAACCCATTCGTCATATCTGACAGGAATTGATGCCTTCCTCTTGTTCTGGTCAACATACTTATCTCCTTCGGTGGTAGTGTCAGTATAACTACGACCTTCTCCTTCGTAGATTACAATCTCCTCATCATGCCCAACCGGAGCATCATTATCGGCAAACGGATCAGATGGGTCGGCCTTTCCTACTATCATCCTCACAATCTTTATCCTGTGAGGGTATCTCGGATTTCTGATATTCTCTTTCAACATAAGCCTTTTATTTAATGATGTGCGGCAGAGGCTCTCCATAAGGAGAATAATTTGCTCTTTTTACTCCGTGCGAATTCACTCGGAAGGCAGACTTCTTTTTCAAGACCGAATCCGGCTCAAGTTGTGCGTAAATAGCATTCGCTTCAGCCTTCATTTCGTATCTGTCTTCGTCTGACAGTTCGTATCCGCCTCCCGAATGAGTCCATCCGTTGTCGGAATCAGAGGTATTGTTCACTTTGCTCGGTCCGACAATAAACCATTTCAGGATATCAGCATAAGCAAGTTCGAGAGTATTATTCTCGTTATCACAGATAAGAGAATCCCTGTCAATACCTCGTTTGTACATAATACCCAAAATAGTCTGCTCCGGAACCTCGAACTTAACCCTGCTTGCAAGGTAGTCGAAAGCCGTGAAACCTTTATTCTCTGAATCCATAGTCATACAGTATAGTTACGTTAATAATTAACCCTTCTTGGTAATGTCGATAATCCAACGGTAAGGAGAATCGAGCAAAGCTGGAACAGAAGCGAGGAACAAGTCTGTTTTGAACTCCTGGTATAGACCGTTTGCGGTAATCATGTTACGCAGCAAGCCAAGCTTGTTGTTGGTCTGCGCCCAAGCCACATCAATGAGCTTGTTGCCAAGGGTGTCAAAAATACGCTTGTCAAGGATCTCCTTACGTATGAAACGCAAAGGCTTGCCAGCAGGACGAAGAACAACTGTCCCGTCTGCCCAACCATGAATCTCTGTAACCGTACCGTCGAAGCGCTTATTGTGCTCAACCTCATCAACAATCTCGATAGAAGAAAGACCATTGAGGTCAACAACAGACTTCAGGAACATTGCGTTGTTTGGACCGTAGTTCTGCAAGACTGCCACAAAGTTAGCGTTCGCCCAGCTCTTGTACAACTCGGCAATCTGCTTGTTCTTCAAGAACACGTTATTGTAGTCGTTCTTGGTCATCTGCCATACGAGAGGTATGCTGCGGTACTCAATATGGCTGTTGCGCCAATCCTCCTCAAATTTACGCATCTGCTCAAGCAAGTCGCAATTTGCATCGTTCCACGCAAGCGTACCCGCCTTTTTGAAGTTCTCCTTTGGAACATTTGCGTCATACAGAGGCTCCTGGATGCCACGACCAATCTTGTCGTAGTCGATGAAACCGGTCGAACTCAACTGGGCTGACATGTAGGTCATAGTCATGTCGAGTGAGTCGTACAATACCTGTACCTTGTCGAGATAAGCATCAACCAGGTCAGCGTCGTTGCCGAACTCATCCTGTAGAAGCTCCATCTTGTGGTAACGCTCTGTCGCAGTCTCTCGGAAGCCGTCAGCAGCGAAGTCTGGGATAGAAGCGGTGTACCACTCAATACCCTCGTGGTCGTTCTGATGACCCTCGCCGAGAGGAGCACGGAGGTTCATCAAGGTTGCAGGGTTCAATGTACGTGTGCGAACCTTGAAGGTTGCATCACCATTGCTAGATGTAGGGGTGAGATCTGGATCAATGTCACCCTGTGTCAGATACCAGCCGTGGTTACAGCGTAATACGCCGTCACGATTGATGAACTTCTGAAGGTAAGTGTTGTTGCCCTTACCAGTGAAGAACCTCGCAAGCTGTTCGACACCAATATCAATTTTTGCCATAATCCTGAATCAATCTTTTTACGTTAGACAATAGGTTAAATGTGCCAGAACTCTGGGTAGAGTGACTTGTTCATCGCCTTTACAGCAGGAGGAACAGGACCCATACGGTCAAGCCACATAACGCAGTCTGGATTCAACATACAGAAGTTGTTGTTGTTGCGAGGCTGATGATACTTGTCTCCGCCGGCATTGAAATAAGGGAAATCGTTGTCGTTCGGAGCGAAGCAGTTAGGGTTAGTTACCATAGGCAATACGGATTCGCCTGCACTTGCAGCCTCAACCAATACGTCACCTACCTTCAATGCGCCGAGAGTAGCGGAAAGAGTAACCTTCCAAACATCACCTGCTGTTTCGTCAGTCGTAGCCTCAACGGCAGAAACAGTCACACCCTTTGCCTTAGTCTTGAAGTCCTTCTGGCCGACCATGATGGTATCGTCAGGGAACGGAATGTGAACGAAGCCGTTACGAACAATATAGATGTCTGTGTCTGTAGCCGTAGCAGTAGCCTTTGCCACGCCGTAAGCCTTCAGAATCTTGAATGTCGCGCCAGGGCCGTCGTTGCCAGCTGTAAAACCAAGGTCGTGCTCAATCAAGTCACCGGCATAAATCTTAGCCGGACCTTTGAATGGGTTGACAAGCTTACCACCAATAGGCGGGTGAACGAAGGCATTCTTGATGAGTGCCTCAAGGCCGGCGAACACGTATCGGGTTTCACCGACCTTACCTTCTGTCTGAATGATGGTCGCACCGTGGTTCAGCATACCACGAGTACCCATCTGTTCCATGTAGGAAATAGAAGTGTTGTCCATAATCTTTTTACCTTTTTAAAATTGTTATCCTGAAATTACTTCTTGTCTCCACCGCCGCCGTATCTCTTCTTGCGACGCTCAGCAACCTCATCCATGAACTTTTCGTCGTCAGTAGAGCTTCCGCCACCTGATGTTCGATGTCCCTTTGCAGGAATACCGTTTTCACCAGTAGCTTCCTTGTACTCTGCGGTGTAGATTTTTTCAGCCTTAGAAACCAGGTCGTCGATGTCGGCATCTTCGTCCGGAATCTCCAGCTTTGCGATTGCAGCATTGAGAAAGTAGTTCTTCATTTCAAGATTTGCCTTGTCGAACTTATCCTTCAAACCTGCCTTTACTGACTCGATGGTTGCCTTCCTTGCAGCCTTCTTGTCTCTTTCTGTGTTAGCCTTTTCGAGAGCTTCGAGTTTCTCAAGCAGCTTGGAGTATTTGTCATCAGGATCGTCATCCTTGCCAGCCTCCTTGCGCTTACGCTCCTCTTCCTCTTCCTTCTTCTTGCGTTCAGCTTCCTCCTTGCTCTTCTTTACCTCGTCAGAGATATTCTTGTGCAAGTTGCCGTTGATGCGCTTCAGACGGTTTGCTAACTTGGTAACCAACTTGGAATTTGCTTCCTCGTCATCACCGAAATCTTCCAAAACATCATCAAGTTCCTCATTGATGGTCTTTTGGCTAAGTTCTTTGAACTCGGTGGTGTCAACCTCCTTGTTCACTAATGCTAAGAGTTCCTCTCTTGTCATATCGGTTTTTGTTAAAATTGTTACCTTTAAAATGTTTCCTCCATCTTAAAAGTGTATAAATATATATTTCGTAACACAAAAATACGTATATTTATGCAATTTTCCAAATATTTTTTCATATTTTTGCAATATAAATTGTATTTTTATGCAAAAAGATATATTTTCAGGATTAAAATTGGATAACGGAGAGCCTATTTACACCCAAGAGTATATCCAATCATTAAGAGATACCGACAAGAAGCATCCCGACAAGCTGAAGATTATAGCTCAGCGTGGCGGTCAGGAACGTATGCTGTCTATCGACGCTGACATAAAGATAGTTGGCGGCTCGCGAGGCGGTCCACTGGATGAAGACACAAGAGTACTGACTACTAAAGGATTCATTAAAATCAAGAATCTTAAATATGGTGACACCGTAATAGGACATGACGGTAAGGGGTACAGGGTATTAGGCCGAATTGATTATCCGGATAGAGATTGCTATGAAATCGAACTATCTGACGGATCAAGTGTAGTATGCTCAGACGACCACATCTGGAATGTGTCCATCGACGGAGGCAGTAGGTTTATGCCGCATCTTGCCTGCGAGATAGCCAGTTATATCAATGAAGGTTACCATATCGCTATTCCTTGCGTAAAGCCTGTGGAGTTTGATGAAAGGTTCGGCTTAGCCTCTGTCGCTGAGAGAACGGAATCTTTAAGACGTATCATCGAAACATCAGGTAGGTTTTCTGGGAAATACTGGAAGAAGACTTTCAGGACAAGGAAGAAAGCATTCGATTTCAAGTATTTAGTTGATAGCCTTGGTTCTGTTTGCTACGTAAAGAGGAAGTCAAACAAGAAATGGGAAGTCCGATTCGATTGCAGAAAGAAGGAGCTAAAAAGAAGTATTATTAGCTGCAAACCTGTAGGTAAGAGAAACTGCTGCTGTATTGCTGTTGAGAACCCGGACTCATTATTTGTAGTCGAAGACTTTATTGTTACCCATAATTCCAAGTCCTTCTCATCCCTAATGGAAGTTCTGAAGGATATCAAAAATCCAGATTTTCATGCAACAATTCTTCGTAACGAAAAAGACGACTTGCAGTCCTTGGTGACAGACTCTTATAAATTGTTCTCCCAATTTGGAACTTACAATAAGTCGCAAAATGACATGACCTGGAACTTCGATAACGGAGGATGGCTCAAATTCTCGTACTATGCTGGAGCCTATCAGGACTTCAAAACACGATTTCAGGGACGACAGTATGCATACATCTGCATCGATGAGGGTACCCAGTGCCCATACAAGAAATTCAAATACCTCTTGACAAATAACCGAAATGCAGCACATATCCGAAACCGCTTCTGGATTACCTGTAACCCGGACCCGGAATCATGGGTAAGAAAGTTCATTGACTGGTGGGTTGACGAGAACGGATACATCATACCGGAACGTGACGGAGTTATACGATACTGCTTCATGGACGGCGATACGCCTGACTCAATCTACTGGGGCAACACGAGAGAAGAGGTGTACGAGCAGTGCAAGGGCATCATCGACAGCCTCTGGAAGGACAGCTACGAGGAACTTGGATACACAAAGCTCGAAATGTTCATCAAGTCTGCCACGTTCATACGTGCCGATCTCTCAGAGAATATCAAGCTTATGTCCACCGACGTGTCATATTTGGCCAATCTTGCCCAGCAGGATGAGGAACAGCGTATGCGAGACCTGGAAGCCAACTGGAACTGGAAAGCTGCCGGAGATGACATGATCAAGATGGAAGACCTTGATGAAATCTACGACAATGCAGAACAGATAGGAGATGGAAAACGCAGGGCTTCTGCCGATATTGCTTTCACCGGCGGCGATAACTTCGTGATGTGGCTTTGGGAAGGAAACCATTGCAAAGACCTCATCGTGTCAAGGATCGACTCAAAGACGCTCGTTTCTGTTGTCCAGACAAGATTGCGCGAGTGGGGTGTTGAGGAATGTAACTTCACATACGACATGCAGGGTATAGGGCAGTACTTCAAGGGATTCTTCAAAGAAGCGGTTCCATTCAACAACCAGGCTGCACCTATTCCTGCCAATCACCAAGAAGAGGAAGGAATCAAGTACTTATACAAGGACTTAAAGTCTCAATGCGCTTGGTTATTCTACAAGATGGTGAAAGAGAAGAAAGTATCCATCGACTCGCAGCTGTTGGAACGAAAGTATTCGGGTGACGGATTCGATAAAGTTCCACTAAGACAAATTCTCCAAAAGGAGCGAAAGATGCTCCGACGTGACGAGGATGGAGATGATAGGGGATTCAAACTTATGCCTAAAAAGAAGGCCAAGAAGTATGTCGGTCACTCGCCTGACTTCTTTGAATCTTGGTTCTACGTAATGATATTCAGTTTAACAAAAAAGAAAAATAAAAAGGTAAAAGGATTATGGAGGCTATCAAGGTAAATAATGTAAGGGAGCTGCTCGTAAGGAAGCCATTCTACGAGCTTACTCCTGCGGGGTACATGAAACACTCGACTATAAGCGATGTCGTTCCCGACTATTACGACGGAACGATGCCAGACGACACCATGTATCGCCGCATCAAGACGCAGGCAGACTTCTTGCGTGAATACTATCCATCTGCACACAGAATAATGGACGAGACGGAATACCCGGACATCTGGAAGCTGAACCCTGAGAATAACAGGTGGTACTGCCAGAAGATTCAACGCACAGCCTTTGCGTTCCAGCAGCTCATCCATACGAAGCATCTGCTGCACTTGACCGGCAACGATGTCCAGTTCGAGCTTGCTGATGGTGATGACTACGAAGACGAGAAGAAGGTAGAGGAGAATCAGAAGACCCTCGATGTGTTCAAGAAGGGCTGGCTTATGCACGATATGGAGATTCGCTTCTTTGAAGCTGTAAGTGCATATCTGAAGGTTGCAGAATGTGCAATCGTCGGTTTCTTCGATGAAAAGAAGAAATTCTGCACACGAACGCTCTCTTATGATCGAGGAGATATCCTGTACCCTCACGTCGATTCGCTCACTGGCGATCTCCTGTGCTTTGCCAGGAAGTACTACGACTACGACGATGAGGGCAACGAGAAGACCGAATATGTCGAGGCTTGGGATAACCGGAAGTTCTACCGCTTCAAGAAGGCTGTCAAGTCAGGAAAGGTGAAAGAGGTAATGACGAAGATTGCAAGGATTTTCGGAATTGACGACTACACGCTCATTGAAGAAAAGGACCACGGTTTCCAGTTCGTTCCTGTAGCCTATGCCCGCAACGACAACGGACCTTGCTGGTTTATGGTTCAGAAGAACATCGAGGACTACGAGGAGGCATTCTCGTATCTCTGCGAGAACAATAAGGCGTACGCTTTCCCAATCCTTACGCTCACTGGCGATGGTGAGGACATCTCTATAACCGGAGACGATATGACCGGCTCTGCGAAGACCATCATGATTACGGACACTAATGGAAAGGCTGAGTTCTTGAATGGCACGGATGCCTCTGATGCCTTCGCAACGCAGCTCAACAAGTCGTACGACCTCATCTATGAGCTGTCGTTCACCGTGAAGCCACCTGAGCTGAAGTCTGGTGACCTCCCGGGTGTAGCCATCAAGCTTCTCTATTCTCCTGCGCTGGAGGTCGCTATGAACGATGCACAGGAGTTACAGCCATTCCTGGATAAGATTCTCCGTATCTGCCAGTTCGGTATCGGTACTGATGAAAACTGCGTCGCTACAATGTCTGGGCTTCCAATCAATGCGTGGATAAGTCCGTATGTGCATAGTAATAAAACAGAACAAATCACAAATATTGCCACTGCGGTTCAGAACGGATTCCTCTCTAAGCAGACGGCTTCTGAACGCTGTCCTGACTTCCCTAAGACTGCCGAGTACGAGCGTATCATGCGTGAGAAGAAGGAGGAAGACCAGCAGGACCTCCTCATGGATATGCAGCGTGCTGATAACGAAACCCAAAATGCAATCGAGGAGCAGAAAGCTACTGCGAATATTCAGAGTGGAGGTAGTGGAAACGTACGTACTGGTCGTGGAGCCGGCAGACCGAACAAAAGCGGGACAGACTGGGATGAGAACGGCAACTGGCCGGGCCGTAACAACTGGAAGACCGTAAAGGAGTAAGCCTATGGATGAGTTAAAACGTTCTGTCGATTACAGCAGGAAGCGCTTGCAGGCAATCCGAAACTGCGAGGACCATGTTGCTGATGTCCTCTGGAAGACGACACAGAAGGTAATTACCGCAAGCAAGCGATACAGAGGTGCGGGCAGGCTCACAAACGAGTCAGCCTTGCTCTCTTACGCCAAGAATGTTACTGCTGAGGCAGAGGAGAGTATCAACAGCTACATCTCTGCTTACTCCAAGGCTTCGTGCAAGATTCTCGGGATTGACAGCGAGAATACAGAATCATTTCTCGTCAGCGACATCTACGGAAAGACGACATTTGAAAGAAACGCCGTCTATCTCGGAAACTTTGCTGAAGATATTGTGAGGATGATCAAGGCAGGAACCTTGATGGGATATTCAGACCAGCAGCTACTATCTTCCATCCGAACCGGCTACAAGGACCCATACCACACATCAGTCATCACCAAAGCGAAGAGAAAGGATATCAACATCGATGTTCCTTCTTACGGAAAGGGCTATTACAAGAACGCCTATCAGAATATCGTAAGAAACGCCTCTCAGGTGATTGCTTTAGCGTGGGGACAGGCGGAACAGGAGTATGGGCTGGAGAACAAGGCTATCGGGTTTTACGTCAAGAGAGGAAGTAGTTATCCGTGCGAAATCTGCCAAAATGAAGCCGATGCAGGTCTTCATTCTTTCAAAGACCCATATCCTCCATTCCACGTTTCGTGTTGTTGTTACACTTTATTTGCATTCAAGGATAATAAAAAGAAATAAGACTATGATTGAAGAAACAAAAGGATACACATTATCCGTCGATACATACAAGAAGGCGAAGGCTCTTAAAATGAAAGACCCTCGCTATTACATCTACGCAAGCCTACGCGGTTCAGGAATGTCTATGCGTGACAGTTGGGCTATTGCCTTTCAAGGCTATGGATTCAACTGGCCAAAAGGAGAGCTTGAACGAGAAATGAACATACTCGAATCGCAGGAGTCTGTTCAGACAAGAATCGCAGAGGTGCAGGGTAAGAAAGCGAAGAACGAGAATAGTGATGAACTTACCCAGGAGGAATTGGCTAAGGCCACTTCCAAGGAACAAATTCTTAAAGACCTGGTATTGGCTCAGCGAAAAGCCAAGTATGGGTCACCTGAGTGGCTCAAGATAGTTGCGTCCATCGCCGACTATAACAAGATTAAGCAGGACGAGATAGATACAGAAAATAACACAGTGTTGTTCTACTTGCCTGTAGCTTATCCCAGAACGTGCTCCGACTGCCTTCTTTTTAAAAACGGTCAGGCAGACTTCCAAAAGAAGAAGAAATAGTTAAATTCGTGTTAAAGTATTTTTCTTTTACTTTAATCTCGACAAAAGCAAGTACCTTTGCAAGCGATTATGTATTTCTCGGATTCTTATCTGTGAATCATAATTCTAAAATTGGTTTAAAGGGATGGTATCTTTACGGACGCCATCCCTCATTTTTTTATGTTCCAAAAACTCCGACAGGATATTCATCTCCAGTGATGTACTCAAGCGCAATTCTGACCTGATCATCAAGAATAGAATCGTTAAATGTAGGAAGAGTAGCGTATGGTGGCAGTTTCTTTGTCTCTGCGGCCTCCAAAATAAACCGGAGTGCCTGTACTAAAGAAGCGTGGTCCTGAACGATCTCAAGCAATTTATCACTCATTCTGACCTCCTTCCTTCTTAATTTGTTCTGCCATGCCAAGGAGAGTCTCGGCGTGCTTGTCGCGATCAATAACCTCCTGTACGGCCTCATCACTCTCCTTGCGAATCTGCTCTTCTGTCTTACCCTTGTCGGCAGCAGCGTTTCTTCTCGCAGCCTCACGAGCAATGTATTCGTCACGGAGCTTCAACTTACCTGCTGTGTATTCCGCATCGCCAGGCAACGATGTATCCGCATACATAAGCTGGGCAAATGCCTCGATGATGTTTTCTTCAGTCTTGGAGAACTCATAGTGATCTCCTACAGCCACAGGAACACATTCATCGAGTGCAGCGTACATGGATGTTCCGATAGAGAATTCAACGCCCCATGTACCAGCGATGTCAGAAATCTTAATGAAAGGCAGCGAGCCTCTCTGTAAATGCTTCTTGAACTCAGCAGGAATATCCTCTCTGAGTGAAGCAACTTCTTTCTTAGACAAGCTCTTGCTGAACTTCAGTACGGTGAAGTGTCTTGTCTTGATAGTCTTTCCAAATGGTAATGCCATGATAACAATATTTTAAAGTTCAACTTTTATTTCCTTATACTCGAAATCTGTGCAAGCATCATCATCTTCCGAAACATCTCTCCCGAAGCGTTCTTCTTTACACTCCCACACCCCGTTGTCAAAGAAGAAGCAGTCCTTGCAAGTGTAATCAGTCTTGTTTTCCATGTTCTAATAATTTTATCTCGTCCTGGATATAGAACACCGCCTTACGCAAGTCCTCGATGCGCTTCTCCGTCTTTGTTTTGTTGCCATCCACCTTATCCTTGCGCAAGAGATACTTGATAGCGTTACCTGTATTGAAGTCAAGGTGTCTGCAAATATCCAAAGGCTCAACACCGCACAAATCCTTCAGCCACGCATAATGGGATGGGTGAGATACTTGTTCTGCCTTTTTGTTTGCAAATTCGTTCGCAAATATGGAAACCTTCGCTAATTTATCCGTATCCACATCAGTGGATACATTTTCTTCAGGACATGATATTTCGCACCGTCCACCAACCATATCGACGACCTTAATGTTAAAGGAGTCATATACATCATTAGGGTCTACACTCTCGATAAACCCAGAACCAGCAATATCTTCCAAATCAGCCTTTCTAATCTGCAAGACAGAACCAACCTTAATATCTTCTTTCTTAATCATAAGCTATTTCTTTTTACTATTCAAATAAAATGCTCTAAGAGCCATAACCTCTGATGGGTTGTGATAAAGGATAATACAGAAATCACCATGTTCTTCTGTGTGAACCTTTCGTAAACCACATTCCTTGATAAATCCATCCTCACCAATATAAGGATTAAGGATCTCGCGAACCGCACTAGTATGACTTGGTTGAACAACAATAACGCCACCAGTTTTCCGAAGTTCTTCTAGCTTCTCCCACTGAGCTTCGATATTTTCGTCTCCGTAGAATAAATCATAGCCATAAGGCTCTGTAATTTCTCTATCAATGCCCATTCCCAAAGGAAGGTCAATTACTATAATCGGTTTCATAAGTTATTCCTCCTTATCTTTCAGTTCAACGAAATCTCCAATGCCCAAACGAGCCTTGTTGATGCAAGACGCAATCCAACCAATTAAGTAGGCAGAAGGCTCGCCGCCATGCTTCATATCAATAGCATCCTCGATGGCATCGCAGACGTGAGAAGCTTCATGACAACAAGTCCCCATCCTCATAGAATCCTTGCTTGCAAAATTAACAAATGAACAAAGCTTATTATTCGCCTTTTCTCTAACGTTATCGTAGGTTGCTGCGTCAGAATTAGAGAAATCAACCCTCAAAACCTCGCCATTTCTACCTTCAAAACACTTGTTGGCATCCTCTTGGTTCATTCCAATAGCGACACATAACCTTCTTGGATAGATAACAGGGTCGTATTCGTAATATCCTTTCTTCTTCATGTTCTCAACTATTTCTGTTTTGATACAATCTCGATAGCAGACAATAATGTCTTTTCGCTGATACCATTTCCACGACCAACATCATCTTTCTCTATTCTTTCAAGAGATTTCTCAATAGAGCAAAAATCATCATGAGAATTATTTATAAAGCCATTAAGTTCATCACTTACACTACTGATACAATCGTTGGCTTTTTCAACAATAGCATCAAGACGATCGAAACGCTTGTCTATATAATCCTTCAACCTTTCTTCGTGCTCTATAATAGTTGCTGAGTTTGAGATTTTCCCGTGCCCCCAGTAATTATCTACGCATGCGTAATAATCACCTTTCTCATCGCTGTGTTTTTTGCCAGATACGACTCTTAACGCAACGAAAATTTCTCCATCCATTACCGCATACAGTCCTTCTCCAAATGGATATAGTTCGGCTTTTTCTGCATCCTCCCTAGTTTCGTTTTCTTTGTATGCGACCTTTCCTAAAACGCTAACTCTAATTTCCATATCTCAACTATTTATTATGTAATCTACCAATATGCCACTTTGAACAAACCTTGCATAAGTAAGGATGCCAACCAAGTGCCTTTAACTTCGGATTCTGATTCAGAAACTCCCAAGCATCATCCTCGCTTTCATAAGCGACCTTCGCCTTCCAGGAATGAACCTTCTTGGTCCAATGCTCAGGATCCGGCTTAAACGGAGGAACCTTGTTCGGATTGTGATGTCTTCTCATATCTGCCATCTTAATCAATTTTGATCCTCTCGCTCCTCAAACTTTTTGCGTATCTGTTCAAACCAGAATACTCGAAAATCGTCATCGGAAGCCTTCCACATCTTCTTCAGCCATTCATAATTAAGGCGTTCAATGGTTTTCCTGATTCTGTCGCCGTAGAGGATTTCGAGCAGAAGTTCGTCTAAGCCTTCACTGCGTTCAACATCAATGGTGAACTCACCACTGATATTTCCATACCTGCAAGAAGACATTCTATCGCCGGATTCAACAGCTTTATCTACACCTTCATATACCTTTCCTTCATCGAATGGATTAATGGCGAAATAAAATTCTTCACCTGCACCCGGAGGCAAATAATATACATCTTCCATAAGCTACAAGCATTTAAATGAAACACTGTTCAACGTCCTGTTCACTGCAATCTCCCTCTCGTTACACATGGTCCTCATGCACTCCAGGGCATCCTCGCGGATAGCAATCATAATCTCCTGCATTGAAGCGGTCGCAGGAACCACATTCTTCTCGGTCTTGAGATCCGTGATACCGGAGATAATTCCCTTGATATATTCCTTGTCTATCATAGAAATCAATTTTAATGGTGGCCAGAAGCCGACCGTGGAAGGGACTCGAACCTCCTGTCTGCCCGGACTTATATCCGAAGATACGTCCCACCGCCTTGCACAAAGACCACCAGTGTTATTTTAATCATCAGGCTGAATGAATCCGTCTGAATGTTCCTCTTCACTCCTCATTTCAGAGATGAGTATCTGGTTCTTGAAGTCAGGCTCAGTAACACCGAACACCTTATAGACGATTCCCTGCTTGGCCTTCTTCTTCTCAAATCCCAGGGTTGCTCCCCACATGACCCTTCCGAATTTCTGTACCGTAGGAATATCCTCATCAGAGAGGTCGTTGTCCTTACAGAACCTCACGAAGTTATCGTAGAGCTTCTGCGCTCCGAGCCAAAGGAAAATCTCACCCTTCGCAGCAGCATAAGACCTCATTCCGTAAGCACGAACCCATGCTACGACAGGCTGGCTTCCGAGGAGAGATATGAGGAGCTGTCTCTTGCTTCCCTCTGCCGCAGGGAACATGTACTTCCTCTTCCTGAGTTCCTGCGCGCCCCTGTAAACCCAGTTAAACACACCGCTAAGCTCCTCCTTGATAATCTTCATCGCCAGGTCCGGATCCTGCCTCTCCTTCGGAATGGTAACATCGAAGCTCACGTACTGGAGTCTTCTCACGAAACCGAGTGAAGCATCATCGGAGAGAGGAAGGTCGTTGAGGTTGAAGATGAGGTAGGGAATGGAGTTGATGTCCGACACGTTCTTCTGTAATCCTCTCACAGGGACAGGCTCACCGCTCACAAGCCTCTTGAACATACCGGTATTCTTCCTTCCGAACTTCTTCGGGTCGGAATCAGACGACCAGTTGAAGATGGCATTCCTTATAGGATACCTTCCCCTCATTCCCTCGTCGCCGTCAGCAGTAAGCTCGGCATAATCCATCTTGCTGATTTTCTCGGGACCGAACAGGTTACATGCAACATCGAACACGACACTCTTACCGTTTGCTCCGCTTCCTATGAGAAGGAGGCAAAGCTCTATCTTGGAATAGTGGGCATCGTTATTGTAGTTGTATGCAGCACCTCTCTGGGTAAGACCGAGACCGAGGAACATCTGGAGTATAGTCCTTGACGTCTTGTCAGGAAGAACCTCATGCAGGAAGTTCATCCATCTGTTGCACTTGGCATTCGGATTGAAATCATAAGGGTGGTAGTATGTCACATGATACTCCGGAGAGAAAGGCATGACGACAGGTTTTGCGTTTCCGCCTATACCGAAATCGACGACACCGTTGTTGAATGCGACAATATCGAAGGTAGGTCTCAGAATATTGAAACTCTGGATGACCTTCATGAAGCAGTCGTTCCTGATGTTTGCCTGGAATGCAACAGGAGCAATGTACAAATCCGAAAGCAACATCTGGTAAGCCTGTTCAAGAACAATGTTTGGAACAGGTTCGTATATCCTTCCGTTGAACATATAATAATGACCGTCCTTCTCGTAGTACTTTACAGGAGTGTCCCTTGCAAGACTCCTGATGGATCTGCTGAAATCTATCTTGAGACCATTATATTTCTCAGAATTAGTCCTTCCCCAGTCACATCTGAACCTGTCAAAGCCGTACTTGGGAGACCTTGATAATTCGATCAACTGGCCATGCAAAGTATCTATCGCTAAACCATTTTCCATATATATGTATCTAAATGTTCATTTTTTAAAGCTTTCGGTTGCGGATAAACCCCGATAAACACTGGGATTTGCGCAATAAATGTATATCTCGAAACACCCTAACAATACAGGACATCATCAAGATTGATATTACAAATATAGTAAAAATATCAGTATAAATATGCACAAACCTTTATATATAGGGTATTTTTATACATTATTAACGTGCTACTAAATTCAGGATAGATATACACCTTTTTGATACCAAGACAATAATCTCGAAATCTAAACGTTATATTAAAAACAGACAGGAAAAAGTAGTTGAATAAATATTCATTCTTTGAGTGAAGTAAGTTTATTTTACAAAAGAAGAAAAAATCGGAAGAAAAAATTTTTAGATGAGGTGACTACCGCCCGCGTCTGGCTGCCACAAAGGGGGTACCCCTGTCTATTATCTCATTTCTTTACAAATTATGTTAGTTTACACTATATAAACTACCAAAAATTTGCATATTTTTTCGTTTTGAAATATTTTGACAATTTTGGTTTATGCTTTTTTGTAACCCCTTGAATATCAATCACTTACAGGTGTATTTTATTTCTCTTTCTTGAATATTTATTCATTTCTTTCAATCCGTTTTCTTTACGCTATACTTGACGTAATTATTTCTTACATTATTACATTTAACATATTAAACACAATTTAATCATAAAATAAATTATCCTTACATATTTAGTTAAAATTATATATATTTAACCGCCACTCTGTCAGTTGTAACTATCTGAATATCAAGCACTTATAAGATTGTAATAACGCTTTACTATTATGTTAAAATATTAACATTTTGTGCCATGCTATTTTTGTAAGTTATTGGTTTTCAGGTAGTTAGCCATGTGACACCATGTCGCAAATGTTAAAATGATTAAATATTTAACATATACTGCCATAACTGAAATTATTACAAAACGTATAACTCGCTGACATTCAATAAGTTAGACGATTGTTAATTGTAAAACATTTTCAATATTAAACTGGATACATGGCACGTGGTTTGCTTATATATAAGTACAAGCCAATACTACACACTGGCTATATACGAGTAGATAGGTAACAACGGACACTTTACCCGTTGACGTAAGACAACACGACACGTGCCCTACTCGCTTACGAGGTGGAAAACGTAAGCACAAACAAAGGTTATTTCGTTCCGTACCTGTAAACCGGAACACAAACCAATTTAAACGAAAAGTTATGATTAAGAAATCGTTTATCCAGTCTATTGCAGACAAAAGCGCAAAGGTGAATGCCTTATGCGAGTATTTAGGTACATTACGCACCGAGTGCGTACGAGAGTATCAAAAAGAAGATTGTGCAGCAACTTTCGACAAAATGCACGATATGTGGGTACAACTTAGCGTGTTATCTACAAAGTTAGAAAACGAGTTGCAAAACTACATTCTTTCAGATAATAGCACAACAATAAACCAGAATTACGAGAGTGTGCGAAATTTGGTTTTAGCCGTTGACAATAACGGAAAACACAAAGGGGCTTTTATTGCTTACTTTGACGCACACGTAACAGACAAAAACGAGTTACCTCTGTTCTATTCTGTAAGCGAGTGCAGCGGATACGTGACAAAGTTATATAACAACTATCTTGCAACACTTGAGGACGTACGCAAGACACGCACAAAACGAGAGAGACTCGCAGATAGAAAAGCACGTTTACTCGCTGAAATTGCAGCTATAGAAGAAGAGGAAAACGAGTAAAATGTAGATAGGTAGTGTGAAAACTACCTATCTATTACCACTACATTTTCCCCACTGGCTATCTAATATGTAGGTAGCCAGTGGGAAATTTACACCGTACAATTTCCGTGCGGTGCGGGTTGTTATGCCCTTATTTTTCCTATCACGTTTAAGCGTACATTTGCGGGGCGGTGCTGCATAAGGGAACAAAACAGAGATTTTGGTATTATTCCAGAGAGAGAGAAAGATTTCTCCCTCAGGGGATTTTATTGCCAGAATTTCAGAGAGCTATCCGGCAAACGAATCTGTAGTGATACAGAAAGGCGGGCGAGAAATCCCGTCGTGGGTAGCGAGAGAGCACAGAGCCACCACGATACCGAATGAGATGAGGCACGTGGAAAGAGCAAGAGCCGTAGCTGTGCAGTTGTCGAGCGAGATGACGGACGGATAAATCATAATTCATATTCTACCGGTGTGATTTTCCGGTCGGGAGTGGTTACCCGAGAATAAATTGTGTGTGCAATCACGATTTGCAGCGTATCAAGGCGCACACTATCACGCTGACTGAAATCGGTTGCTTGTCATCCGTGCGAGATTTATCTCCTCAGAAATAAACAAGCTGCTGGCAGAAGCATAAAATCTGTAGGGTGTGAGCCACGTGGTTAAGACAATAATGATAAAACGTGGTGCAAAGATGCACATCCTGGCTAACGGGGCGGGGAGAAATCTCCGCCCTACAATTATGAACCATTTAAATATTAGAATTATGAAAGAAGTACATTACATTTGGATAGATTTTGAGAGTTCAACGGGTTCGTCTAAATCGATACTTTTACGTAACGGTTGTTTTTCTCTCGATGGTGCAAAGAAATTCATAAAATCTTTGCGCCCAAAAACTCTTTATGAGAATAGACCAACTTTCTTGAAGGACTGTGTAAAAATAACATTGACCGCACAGAACATTGTCTCGTCTAACACTCTCTACAGAAGAACCATTAATATTGTAGCCTAAAATCTCCCTACGTTTGTAGGGAACAATAACCAAATTATTAGAATTATGAGTACGATATCATTAGATTGCAGAGGGAGGAGAATGATGGAGCGGTATATTGCAGACTTACAGACAATATACAGCCACGTAGAATTTATGAGCTACAACGGGAAAAGACTTATCGTTGCAGTTTTAGCCTAAAATCCGTAGCCAGTACGATAATTGTCGTGTGTGGCTACGGAACAATTACCAAATTACAAAGAATTATGAAAGCAAGACAGATTATTTATTCAAGTACGATAATTGTGCTTGGATTTATTCAGAGTGTGCCGGCATTATTATGCTTGGCAAGTACGAATATCCTGATAATTGTGCTTGGAATATTCTATAGCATTGTGCTTGGAATATTCTGGAGTAGTACGATAATTGGCAGGTGGTATTTCCGTGAGCTGTGGCGATCTACACTCCGCTTGGAAAATTTCATGCTTGGAAATATAGGATGAGATTGGAAAGTACGATAATTGTGCTTGGAAACATTTAGCTAAATTCTGCTTGGAGAAATCCAGGCAGTACGATAAATATAACCAGTTAAACAAAAGAATTATGTTCAAGACAATAACAAAAGAGTTAAGCAAAAACGAGGTCATTGACCTCTTGCGTGGAATGGATGCACAGGAAGTTGAGGACAATTTCTCTGTACGCCGTGTTCTGATTGATACACAGGCGTGCGATGTATTTGGCGGAGATCCTGAGGATTCTTATCCTCTCATCCCTGGTACGTACATGGCATTTTATTATAAGAGTCTTGTCGGAGACCCGTATCCGTTTTTTGAGAAGGTATGCGCAAATCTTATAGAAGATGAGGAGAAATGCCAGACGTTAATGAACGAAGACGGCTGTATCCTTATTTTCATGCTCAACAAGTACGAGTAGCCAAAAATGTGCTCAGGCATTTTCCTGGGCATACTATGTTAAACCATTTAAACAAATTGAATTATGCAAGACAGAAAATCACAAAAGAACTTCGAACGTGCATTGCTCCACGAGATGGAGAAAATTAAAATTGCTGCACGACAGTGGCACAACAACAATACCAGAGGCTACAGAGATTATCGTAGCAAGGAGGCTATATCCAAAAGTTTCTCGGAGATAGCAGTGCTGTGCATGGGCTAAAATGTGCGTGGCGATTGTCACGCATACTATTCACCAATATTTTAGATTATGAAGAAATTAGAAAAACCAGAATGGGAAGAAAGAAGGGAATATTTAAAAGCAACAATACTCCCTACGTTATTGAGAATTATGCAGGATTTCTTTGGTAATGAAAAAATCAATTTATCAGTGAGCACACAGAAGAATGGAGAATTCGTTACTGCTTTCGCTTCCGTATCAGACAAAAACGGGAAAACAACAGACTGCGTTTCTTTGCACATGTCTGTTTACGACAGTGTTGAAGAAATCGATAGAGATTACAACAAGCTTGCAGAATTTCTCAAGAAGTACTCAGCCTGAATTTGAGGGAGTTTCATCTCCCTCTACTACAAACCAAAATATTATTAGATTATGAAAAAGGATATTATTGAATTACTGGGAGTATTAGTAATAGCCATGACTCTCATGGGCTGTGGAGTGTATGCACAACGCATGGAAGATGACAAAGCGCAGCTAAAGGAAGATGTGCGCAGATTGCTGAACACAATCGACAATGAAGGAGATACAGATAAATATCTGTGTGGTCCTGACTATGTAGAGCGTCTGTGGAAATGGTCACACGACCAGTAAGCCAGAACTGGGCAGTACGATAATTGTGCTGCCTACTATTATTAACCAAAACATATTAGAATTATGGAAACAGTAAAAGTAATCGACAAGCACGGAATAGAGCGAGAGTGGGATATAGTCACAGAGAGATGTGTAGGGTGCTGCTTTCACGGATTGATGGATAGCAAGATTCATTGCTGCCCTCATAGTATTGCGTGCGGTGACAAGTAGCCAAAACTGCGGGGCACGTCCTGTGTCCTGCATCCATTATTAACCAAATCAACTTTAGAATTATGACAGACGGAGACAGAAGATTCCTTGCCAGACTCGTAGCGAGCCACAAGGCAGTAATAAGCGAGGAATGCGCACGAAAGAAGCTCGACAAGAGCGAGTATTTCAAGCGCGCCGCAAGAGCTGACAGGAAAGCTCAGAGCATAGAGTTTTCCAGTCGCCCTCGCAGGTTTTAGCCAAACATTCTGTGCAGCCTATCTGCACAGAAACCATGTTTAACCAAAAATAACAATAGATATGGAGTATATAAAGAGAACAGAGAACGATACGCGCGTTGACGTGTATTTCGATGGAGAAAAGTACGTGTTCATTAACGCATTCCACGGATGTGTGGCAGTTGCGAGAAGAGAAGGACTCGTTGAATTCACTAATGACGGATACGAGGCTCACGTCAAGTTCAAGGTCGAGAAGACGAGATGCACCATCAGTAAGAGAACTATAGATGGCGCCATCCACAAGACGGAGAGCAGATACATGACCACAACCGTTGAGTACGAATGGGAGGAGGTTGACAGAGATGACCTGCCTTATGCCGTGAGCGTGAAAGTAGAGGAGCGTTAAGCCAAAAATCCTGCGTGGAGACACGTAGGAACTATTAACCAAAAATTAAACGAATATGAGAAAAAGAAACTACAAGACCATACGTGGTCTTATGAGACAGAATTTTCATGGATTTCTGTCTGTTGCAGATGTTATTAGTGGGTATTATTACCACAAACATGGATTTCATCAGCCGTTCACTCTAACAGATGAAGCATTGAGAGAGTTTACAGATGGTGTCTGTGGCGCTCTTAATATGAAAGACAAGGATAGCATTTTTGACAACATAAGATTTGGCAGAGTTGAGGATCGCGGTATCCTGGAAAGAATCGGCGTTGAGCATTTGAGTAGTGGTAAGTTGCACTACACATATACAGCCGGTCAGGACTATCCATCGGAAGTTCGTCGCGTAAGAAAACTTCTGAGATGCAAGTAAGCCTAAAAAGGTGCGCCCATGTATGAGCGTGCCTTCTATTGTTTAACCAGATAAATTATTTGAATTATGGCGAATAAATATCAGATCACAAACCAGAAGCAGCTTCGTGAAGCATTCTGGCAGTTTTGCGACGAGTGTGGTATCGACTACACTGGCAAGAAGACAAAGTTCAACCTTGACTTGAACATGACTTTCAATGACTGGAAGGACGGGCTACAGAAAGATGGTGTAATAAGCGACAAGCTTTGTTTCAGAGCTCTTCTGTATTAAGCCAAACCAATCCTCACTCTCACGGGTGGGGATTTCTATTAACCAAAAAGATTGAAATATGAAGAAAATCGAGATTACTAGAGCCGGTATGGGCGAGAAATGCCCGTATCCGAAGTTCAGCAAATTGCTGGCAAAAGGCTACATAATGTGCCATCGCTGCAAGTATTGTGCTGAAATTATCAGTGAGACAGAAATAATGTGTAACTATAATTAATCTGTAATTATGAGTGAATTAGAGAAAATCCTGAATGACGATTTACTGAAGTGTGAAATCGTCGAGTCAGCAGAGAATGCGGCAAGACGCGTGGATCTCATCAAGTGGACTCACGACAATACATTCTCATTAGCTGAGGTGAACAAGGATACCGGCAAGCTAGATGTTACAGATGTTCCAGAGACAGATGAGCTTAAAGCGTACAAGTATTTCTACAGAAAATGTGCCGATATCGCCATAATTAGCTAAAACTCCCCACACCATCGTGGGGAACAATTATGAACCATTAAACAGATGAATTATGGAAAAGAATATTGTAGAAGTTGTTATGAACAACAAGGGTGAAGTTATCGAGAAAGTAGCCGATTATATCGGTGTGGCAAGTTTTGCCAAGACAATCGAAGGCCTCTATCGCGAATGCCTGGAGAATTTCGATGACGCAGAAGACATGGAAGAATACATTGCCGATTTGTACGGAAAGAATATCCAGTCTATGGCGATGGAGTTTACTCTTGAGGCAAACAAGGAGATGAAGAAATATCTCCATCTTCCTGACCAGCACATGAATGGTAATTTTGCTGATTTGTCTATGGATTATCCTAAGCACGTTACAGGTGTTTGGTGGGCATCAGACTACGACGGCGACGATTACTACGATTTGTATCCTCAGATGGTAGCCAGACTTGATGCCGCAGAGGACAGCGAACAGGCTAACGAGGATAGAGAATATCTTGAAGAGTGGTATTTCGAAGCCTTCGGTACGTACAACATCAAGTACAATTTCTCCGACGAGCTTGAAGAGATTCACTCTATGATGGAGGAAGCTTACGAGGAAGCCTAACAATATCCCCTAGCATGGGGATATTCAATGTTTAACCATTTAAATGATATTAGATATGAGTTACGAATTTGCAAAGAAGGAAATCGGTGATTACAGAATCACCATTTACCAGGATGAGGATGCAGAATCGCCTTGCTCTGCATGGGATTTGGCAGGTGTGTATCTTTGGGAGTATACCAGTTGTGGTAGTGGAAGATTAAGTAACGGCTGCAACTGGGATGAAATATATGATAGAAAATACGACACAAACGACCACAGCTTGCAGGATGCTCTCCGTGAGCTTGTATACAAGTATGTTCCGCAGAATCGTCTTGTAAAATATCTGAAGAGCAACAAGCACCGCTCTGCTAAATTATCGTATGATAGAAGCTCTCATGTATGGGAACTTGATTATTACTACAGCAGAGAGGCGTACAAGACTTCGGTAGAGTTCACTCCTGACGAAATCAAGAACTATGACATGAGAGCAGAGATGATTGAGCCTATGAACAACGAGGACTTGATCTGGCTGCTTGATGACATAGCTTACGAAATCGTGATATACGAGTGGTCTTCCACAGGATACTGCCAGGGAGACTACGTAGAAGGCATTGCCTATTGCGACAAGGAGCGTTTTAAAAAGATGGTAGATACAAATACCAAGAACTGGAAGAATCGTGCAATCGAGCTGTTTGAGAGCGAGGTTAAGAATATCGGTATGTGGATGTGGGGTGACGTAAAAGGATTTGTCCTTGAAAAGAAGCGTCACTACACTAAAAAGTACGATGACGGAGACACTTCTGGCTCCTACGACTGGGAGGAGATTGATTCATGCCGGGGAGAGTACTTCGAAGATGCTGATGACCTCATAGAAGAGGTTATCAAAGAACACGGCTTACAGCCGAAAGATGCAGCCTAACAAGGGGAGCTTGCATGCTCCTCTTCCATTAACCAATTAAATAGAATTATGACACAAGTTAATTTAGGAACTCGCACGGCAAATTTACGTGCAGCTTATAGCGATTTGAAAGATGGATATACCATTATCGTTGGGAAACTAAAGATGTGGATATACACTTGTAAAAGATGCGGTCCGTCGTATGGCAAGGATTATATAGCCTGCGATCATTATGGTGGGCAGTGGGCAATAGGAGTAAATTTCAAGGATTTTACAGACCAAATGCGTAAATTTGGCGAAGGAAAACTTGCTTACAACAAAGAGTGGTAGCCTAAAAAGAGAGGGCATCTCCCTCTCACTATAACCAAAACACAAGAATTATGAAATTAAGACTTTATCACGACACAAGAAAGGAGTTCCGTGACTGCGTGGATGCGTGGACAGTCTATGTTCCTTATCCTAAGTGGCTTAAGAAAAAGACAAACGGAACAATGGGAGCGTTCCTCGGATGCACTCCTACGGAAACAGGAATGATACGATGTACTTGGGAATGCGATGAAAGAAGACGGGGATACCCGTATTTCGGTAAGAAGATTGACCCTAAGACTACTCCGAAAGCATTCCAAAAGATTTTCTACAACTTGGAGAAGCTTTGGAACGAAGCTATTACCAAGAACACAGAAGAGGCGTGGCAGAAATGGAACTTAGCCTAAAAGGGTGGAGAGAAATCTCCGCTCGCACACAAACCAAAAACAAATAGAATTATGAAAGAAGACAGAATCCTAGAAATGTTCTTCGAGAAAGCCAGATGGCAGTATGCCATAGAGAAAGGCTTATTCAAGGACATGAACAAAGCAGTAATGTATCGGCTCACAACGCCAGAGGCTCGTCTGGCTATGTATCAGAGGATCAAGAGCGGAAATTACAAGATAATGCCGCCACATACAGCCAAGATTCCGAAAGACAACGGAGATTTCCGTACGGTCTATGTGAATGAGGCTGTGGACAGAATCCTCCTGAGCATAGCCAACGACCTCCTGTTCGAGCTGATGCCAGAGATGGTGCATCCACGCTGCACGTCATACCAGAAAGGTATCGGCTGCGGTCGTGTGGTGCAGGAAGTGTCTCGGATAATATACTCAGCAGATGGGAAAATCATCGGATGGAAAGGTGACTTCTCCAAGTACTTCGATTCCGTGCCTATTCGATTCATTGATTGGGCATTCGACAAGGTAGAGGAGAAGTACGGAAAGTCTGCGCTGATAGATGTCATTCGTGACTACTATCACACGGATATCTATTTTGATGAGGACAACAACCTCTGCGAGAAGTATCAGTCCCTCAAGCAGGGATGCTCTGTTGCTGCGTGGCTGGCTGATGTCATTCTCTATCATCTTGACGACAAGCTATCTAGGCTTAACGGATATTACGTCCGCTATTCCGACGATACGCTGTTTGTCGGTGAAGACTATGAGAAAGCCATGGATATCATGAAGAGCGAGCTGGAGATGATGCAGATGACGCTCAATCCGAAGAAGGTTGAGTATCTTGATGCTAATCACTGGTTCAAGTTCCTCGGATATTCCATCAAGGGCCACAATATCTCTCTGTCGTCCACACGTATCAAGACTTTCCAAAAGGAGATTGAGAAGAGGACGATAAAGAAACGTGATACCACGATGACGAAAGCCATCAATGCTGTAAACAGATATCTCTACAAGGGGTACTGCGATTATTCCTGGGCTACCCAGGTTCTACCGGTCATTAACGTGAAAGAGGACATCGACAAGCTCAACGCATTTGTCATGGACTGCATCCGTGCGGTCAAGACAGGCAAGAGAAAGGTCGGTGGTCTCGGATACGTGAAGACTCAGGCTGTAGGTTGCATAGACCGAGGTCGTGGCAGGAACGTGAAAGCCAACAGGGGTAAGACAGAGAGCGAAATCAAGGGGTATCTATCAATCGGTTGTGCTCAGAATGCCTTGCGAACGAGCAGGGCAGCGTACAACACTTTGGTGAATACTCTGTGATGTAGCTTCCAGCGCAGGAACTGTTGGAATGAAGATGTGGTTTAAACATCCGGTCTCGAAGATCGTAGGACCTATCTCAGAATCCGAGATGGTCCTACGATCCTCTCCACCAGGATATTATCAAGCTAATATAGCTATGCGCAGTATCTTCTGACCGACAGACTCTGTGTATCCGAGCACACGGACGTGGGAGAAGGACGGATAGATTCAGGCGATGCCTCGTATAACATCATCTGAACATCCTGCCATCCAAGTTTACAACTTGAGACTGCGGGATGTTCGTATGACGAACAAGGCGTAGCTCATCAACGAAGTACAGAAATGTGCCAGTCCGTATGACTTCCACCGGTGGCGCACGCCACCACTCCCTGATGGATTGCAGAAGTTTACGAAACAGGTCTCTTAACCAGAGTTTAGGTTCCAGGTACCCGTCATTACTATGAGCGGGGGCCTGGATCCTGAATTCTGGCGAATCCTGTGTCAAATCAGAAACATAAAGTATTGTGCCGAGCACATCGGTCAGGGAATTACCCAAGCACGAGGGTAGTCTTCAAAGGAGAGTGAATTTATGAGTGACTGTTGTGCTCGCCGGCTAATGCTGGGAATCCCCAGCTTCATCCGGCGATTATAACAGCCCTCGAATCAAGCTGCTACAGCTACGTGCCACGCTCTCAGATGAAGAAGATAACGTTATTGCCAAACGAGGTACACGAGGAGGCTGTAATTTACCAACCAGCTTGCAAATAACGCGGGTTAATCCTTAGGTTGAATATTAACCCGCGTAATCCATCTGGTTCGTATCAGTTGATTATAGGAAAGCAACAGGCCTATGAGTGTACCTACAAACAACCAAAGTGAATTGCATCACGACTTATCAAGAGTATGAGGTTTAATGATGCCGTCGATACCGATAGACATCGACGGCATCTTTCACTCACGAGACCAAATCGCAAGTATATATCCATGCAACATAATACATGAGATAAGTCATTCGTATTGCAGCGATGTCTGGCAAGAGCTGGGTGTTTATGCTACATCCCTCAATTTGATATGACTAAGAGCTGGTACTAAAGTACCATAGAGCAGTCATCTCATTCTGAGTGATGTATCTAATCATAAACTTAAAGCAATGCAACGTATCAGCATGAGCCAGAATAGGTTATTGTGAGCCGAATAGTACGCAAGAATGAAAGATTTAGACAAACAGTCCGTATCTTCCTGAGTATCCAGGAGAATCTCACTGGATACTCAGGAAGATACGGACTGTTTACATCGAGCGCATAAAGCAACACAACAAATCCCTTGAGCGTACTGCTATTAACCAACATTTTATAATTATGAACAGCAAATTATTAAAGAAGCTTGATGAAATCAAGAAAGAGTACTTGGAATCCGTAGTTTGCATGGGCGAGATGCTTGATTCTGTAAGTTCAGACGGATTCTCTATCGAGGAGGCACACTGGTTGTATATGCGTGCGATGGAGTGGGCGAACGGAGATAAGTTCTATATCCACTTCGGGCACGAGGATAATATAGTGAGTGATGGTGAACTCGAAAAAGTCAATCTGATAGTGCTGAAATAAGCACTATCCCTACAAACCAACATATTGAGAATTATGACATACGACGAGATTATCAATGCAGTTGAGAATGGTGCTAAGTTCACCATCAACTTCCAGAAGAGAACATGCAGAGTGAACGGCAAGGTAGTAATGTCCGAGGAAGACAAGCCGAAAGACACACCTTACCTTACACCCGTGGTTGTGTTTGTAGGCATCGAGCAGAGATATGCGGCATACAAACATTCTGTGCCGTCTGAGCGTTCCGAATCACATCGCCGGTACTACTTCAAGGCTTTGCCTGAGAAAGAACTTTCAGACGAAGATATGATGTACGGAGAGCGACGTGAGGTAGCAAGATGTAAGCTGGAGCTGTACGTTCTTATGCAGCTACTCAGAGGCAACCTCTGGTGGGACAACTCATGGGGAACGTGGTTCTGGTGTTCCAAGAATGACAAGGACCTGATTATCCTCAGAGACTGGATTGAGCCAAACAAGGGTGAGGTTTAACCTCATCCACAAGAGTTAAATAAATTTTTATAAACCATTTAAAATAATAGAATTATGAAACAGATTGTAACAATCACTGGTGAGAACTTGAACATCGTAACTAACAATGTAGAGGCTACTGGCAAGAAGACCAAGGCGCAGATGCGTCTCGAAGCTCTCAAGGCAGCAGGCGTTGATGTAAGTAGATACTTCACTCTCGGTGACGACCAGCTTATCAAGATCGAGAATGGCGCAGCGGTTCCTGTTGATATGGACGATGCAGCCATCGATGCGGTAGGCAAGAAGATTGTCGAGGGTGGATACGTAAGCAACTGGAAGCTGTTCCGTCGTTGGGTTATGTCTCAGATGTTCCACATGCTCAGACAGATGGAGACTGGAAGAGATACTTTCAATGAAATCCTACAGCGCAAAGGCTATGAGTATCAGTGGAGCGTGATCGAGCGCGAGATGTATGCTCAGATGAAAATGAGCAAGCATGGAGATACAAAAAATGCAGGAAACAGAAACTTCTGGTTCAATGGTATGCTGATTTACGAGATTGCTGAGGACTACATCAAGAAACTCGAATACTACATCGAGAACAACCTTATCTACAAGAACAAGTATGACCGCAAAAAGACTTACAAGCATACCTGCAAGGGAATGCCGTACGTACGTCTTCAGAACAAGGATATCTTTGTGGCTGACTTGGAGAAGAAGGTATATGCTCCTCTCAAGGAACTTGCAGTAGAAATGTATGCAAAGGACACTTATGAGGACGTCTATAAGGCTGTCAAGAAGTTTAACAAGATTCGCAAGCATCTGTCTTATAATACAAAGCAGTCAGACTTGTTCATCAGCGCCTATAAGGGTTCTGGTGCTTACTACACGATGCGCAACCTTATCATGTTCCACGGAGCAAGATTCAAGAATGGCGGCAGAAAGATGTCTGAGGCCAAATCATTGGAGAAGCTTGATAAACTTGCTCTTGAGTACAGCAACGAGGGTTGGAGAATGCTCGGTGTTCTCAAGCAGCTTATCAAGGACAATGATATCAGCGTCCAGGGTAAGATTGACGAGTGGAAGAAGAAGTAATCACCTCTGAAAAACAAAGGTTCGCTACCTATTATTGCAGCGGCCCGGCAAACTTAACGATAGCTTCTGCAATGAAGGTGATCTCCTCCGGTTATTACCCGAGGAGATCACCTTCTTACGAAGCTCTTTAGATCAATAGAGTAAAGTAAAGCGCCAAGCTGGGGACTGGAATAGCCAAAAAGTCGGTTACTGATTCAGTAGCCGATTCTATGTCAAACCAATAAATTAAGAATTATGAAAGAAATAAACGTAAATCCGAGAAGATACGTAAAGGCTATAATTGAAGGAAATGATATCATTGAGAAATCAATTCTCGATGTAATCTTTGATAAGCCGTATATCAGCAACAAATTCCATCTTGGTTTTGTTGGGGATGTACCTACAATGATAGAAATCAACGGAAACTACATGTCTATCAGGAAGTTGCATCGTTACGACCCTGTTGAATGGGGAAGGGAGATTGTCAAGCGATTGACTGGGTGTGCAGAAAACAACATAAATATTTGTCATACAACGCAGTATCTCGAAGAAACTATGGCAAACCCTTTAATCTACACCTTTTTCCTTGGAAACGACTTTCTCACAGTAAAACTGAACTATAATGTGGAAATAGATGTAAAATAGTCAAACAGGTCAGTCAATATTGGCTGGCCACTTTTATCATAACTAAATTTGTTTAAATGGTTCAAAGCCGGTCTGTCGTGAGATACGCCGGTTTTTGTTCCACTATGTCAAACCAATAAAAATTTTGAATTATGGCAATAGTAAGAAAAGCAACAGTAATACTCGACGCTTCCAGTATCATGAAGAAGAAGGGTATCGTGCAGAAGAAACTGAAAACAGGAGAACTCAACAAAATTATTGAGAACTTCTTTATGACCCATGAGGCAAAAGATACGATCCTCCTGACTCCGAAGAGATTCATAGAGATGGAGAACCCGCCAGAGGGGGATTTTATCGAAGACTATCTCGACGAGAGTATCTGGAAAAAGAAGTGCGAGGATCCTGACGATAAGTTTGACTTCATTGATTACCAGTCCATGAACAAGAGAGGGATGATTCGCCCGATTCTTATAGTTGACGAACCTGTAATAAGGGATGCCGTGATATGGCTTAGAGATTACTGTCACTTCGATGTCAAGAGCAGAACACGAAAGAAGAAGAAGGAATATATCGTGTCTCTGCCGGTGTAAAAGCCAAACAAGGCGTGGAACATTATTGTTTCACGCTCCTATTATTAACCAATAAAACTTAAAGATATGAATGATTTTTTGAAATTAGCAGAGGATTTAGACTGGAGCTATAACGTTAGCGATACACCTAACGAAAGAGGTGAGGTTTGCGTTGAGTTAGAGAAGTATTCCCCACAAGACCAAGACTTTATCGCCACAATTTGGTTCGAGAATGGCAATAAGTCTGACTTCATGGATAAGTTGTACCAATATTATAGCGACTTCGATCCTGACGAGGAAGCCAGCAAATGGATTGGCGAGGATGGACATGGTGTTAACGGCGCGCCATACAAATTATCGGATATTTTGCAAGATATGGAGGATTGCAAGGATATGCTACTAGATTTATGGCACGAGTATTTTTACGATGAGTACCCAGAAAATCGTCCAAATGAGACCGACGAAGGGAAGCGACTCGCAGGAGAAATCGAGGAGAAATCCGGAAAGCATTACCACTCGTGCTCTCTACAGAATTATCCGAGCGGTAAGTACGGCGTTATCATTGATGGCTGCCAGAAGTTTCTATCGGAATGCAAGGAAGAGACATTAGCCTATATGAAAGGCGTGCTTACGGGCCTTGATATCGAAAGAAAAGACTAAGCCAAACAAGCCTGCCGGAAACGGTGGGCATCAAGTTAAACCAAAATATTAAGATTATGAATAAGAAAGAATTAACAGACAAGATTTACAGTATGCGCAGCTATGCGTTGATTGAGCTTGCGTGTACCATCCGTGAGATTATGAAGGAGCATGGCATCCTTAGAAAAGAACTCAAGCACCCTGTACTTGGTTACAGAGAAAACTACGAGGTGACAAAAATTGCGATAAGAGATACTTATACGGCTCTACCGGTTTTTGCTATCCGTTTAGTGGATGTAGACAAATCCGAGAGAAGAGTACTTGCTACGGACAACACATGGATGGACTTCGATACGCTCGCAAGAATAGTATCAGAACTTAACGATGAGCTTGAAGGTTAAATTAGCGTTAAAAACGGCAAAGTGTATGGTTTATGCTTATAAAATGCGTAACTTTGCCACTAATAAACCAATTTTAGAATTATGGAAGAAATACATTTAAAGACAAGAGACTGGGAGAGGTTAAACTATACCCAGCAGCAGAAGTACAAACTCGCTATTAAGCAGGGTTGGTTTGCGGACTATCACGGCAATGCGTGGAGACACAACACCTTCTATGGAGCTTACATTTGGAAATATCCGAAGTTCATTAATGTAGTTCGGATGTTCGAGGAGTTGTTGGGCCACAAGCCATTGTGGGAAGACGTCACTGACGACAACCTCCGTGATCTCTTTGAGAAAATCAAGGAGCACTATGCTCCCAACTCGGCAAAGACCGTATGCGCCACAATTAAGGCAGTAATACGTGAGAATGATGCCACAAGGGAGATTAACAGCCCGACGTTCGGAAAAATACTCAGAACGAAGGCTGTTCCTGTCCAGTCAGTCTATCTCTCGGATGAGGAAATAGACAGAATTCTTAATTACAGCCCAAAGGGAAAGACGAAGAGATATGTTCAGCGCATGTTTCTCATGGAATGCCTCTGTGGAGCACGCTATAGTGATTGTCAGAGGATAACTCCTGAAAACATTGATGACACCGGGCACTTTCTTGTGTATGTGGCACAGAAGACCAAGACAGAGGTAAGGGTTCCTCTCCACAAGAAGCTCCGTCCGTTCCTGGTATGCGGTACTGGCGTTGAACCTCTTCCTGGAGAAATCAGCGAGATGACCTTCAACAGAACCCTTCGTGATATCTGCCGTGAATGCGGAATAGATACGAACACGAAGGTATTCAAGGCTGGAAAGGAAGAGACTGGAAAGAAGTTCAAGTTCGTATCTTCTCATACAGGAAGGCGTTCCTTTGCGACAAACCTGTCGAAGAAAGGCGTGCCATTGGAACAGATTGCGGTAATGATGGGGCATTTGTCAAACGGAAAACCGAACATACAGATGACCCAGAGATACATCGTAGGCAAGACGGAAATTGATAGCAACACGCTTAAGCTCTTCGGAGTCTATGATGATTAGGACAACATAGGGATAGCCTCAAACTATCCCTAACAATATTGTTTAACCATAAATATTAGAATTATGTTAGAAGAATTTACAGATGAAGAAATCAATGGACTTATCAATGAGTGCCGTAAGAAGTACGAAAAGCTTTCGAAAGAGACTGTAATGAAGGCTCTGACAGGCGAAATCGGAACAAATTCAGCAATGATAGAAGAACTGGAAATACTCGATATCCATTATCATGACGAAATTAAAGAATTCGACATTGCAGCTCCAGGCTTGAATCGTCAGCTCATTGAGAATTTCAAACAGGCAGAAAAAGATGGAAAGAATGTAATCTTTGAGGCGCAGGAATATCTCCAGATTCTCGGTATGGGCGAGAAGATATTCGACCAGAAGCTGTGGGTAAACGAAGATGGACATCCTTGCGATGAAAACGGAAACAGACTTTCCGCAGACGGAAAACATAGCGTGTTTGAAGTTATTAAATGTGGAAAATGATTTTTTAACATAACTAAATTGTGTCCTCTCTTGCCCGTGAGGGTAGGGGAGGATTTTATACCAAAAACAGATATAATAATCTGACTATTATTAACCAACAGATTAGAAATTATGAAGAAAATGATGAATGAAGATGTACCTTACGAATATCAGATGAAGCCGATTCTCGCCAGCTATGACAGGCTCGTTTCCGAAAATCAGAAGCTCAAGAACAGAATAGCTGAACTGGAAAAGACTTTAGAGAAAGAGAGAAGCGAGAAGGCGCTCAAAGCTGATGCGGAGTTTAATAACCTCAAGTCCTCAAATAAGAATCGAGGCGATAAGCTTGAGTGGATTCAGAAAACCCTTGAAGATTATCTCGTGAGTTTAGGTATCGAACTTCCTGAATACAGAACGGTAACAAAAATCGTGAAGATGATCGTTAAGATTTAGCCCCGATTAGCCAAACCAAGGAGCTTCGGCTCCTGCCAATTAATAACCAAGCCCTACGCATCACGGTTAAGCGATAAGAATATGACAACAGAGAATTTAGTTACAGCCAGGAATAAGGTAGAGAATGTCTATGAGCTGATCAATGACCTGGTTAGTAATCATAGCATTGATATGCTTGACTTGGCATACCCAAAGCACGAAGGAAAGCAAGACGCTGACGCTGTTGCAGAGATGATGCTGCTCCGTCAGAGTGCGAATAGCCTGTCTGAAGTTTGCAGCATCCTTGCCAGTAAGCTCACGGATGCTATTGGAGACAAAAATGAAGTAAAATAATAACCATTCAGCCCTCGCTATCACGGTCAAAGCAATCTTATGATAACAACTAATATCAAATTCAACCGGGTTGTTGCAAAGGAAAATTTCAACAACAACAGTATCGAAGAACTGAAGAACGCTATTGAGAGAGGCATCCTTAGCGAAACAGGTCTGATTGTCGCAAGTGACATGAAAAAGGCAAAAGAAATATTGAACCCAGATGGTAGTCTTGAGATACAGAAGACCGTTGCAGGAGAAGCTATTGCTTTCCTCGCTGATGAGACCGCAGTGTCGGTAAGACTTATCCAATACAACCCTCATGGTCTTTTAAAATTCGTCTACACGATAAAAGCAACGGAAATCTGATGTAAAACAACCCTTTAGCCCTCGACAGCACGGTTAAGTCATAAGATATGGAGACAATGTTAGAAGAAGAGTTGATTAAGATAGGTTGTCGTTATAGTGACAACGAGGACGGCTCTTATAATGTCGAGTATAACGGATATGCCGTGACTGTTTCAGAAGACGAAGAAGACTGGTGCCTTAATTATATTAAAACACCAGAAGGAAATATTCTTCCATATTCCGAAGAGGAGTATGATGAAAACTTCCTTATGGGAGCTGACACAGGAACATCTTATTACCCTAAAAATGATTATACCTTAGAGTCGGCTCTTGAAAACCTGATAAGCAAATCGGATAAATAATAACCCATTCAGCCCTCGACATCACGGTGAAGTCATTTCTATGAAGAAGATTTTATTTCTATTGATGTTTGTCTTGGCGGCAGCATCATCCATTGCGCAGGAAAAGTATCCTTATTACTGCACGATCAACGGTTCTTATAATCTCGCAATGAAGATAAGGATTGAGTTAGAATGGGGAGAGAGTAAGGATAAGAGGTATCTGCGCGACGAGAAGGGAAAGAAGATTGAGTTCAACAATCTCATCGACATATTGAACTATATGTCAAAGAGAGGTTGGGAATTTGTCACGATTGCTGAGTACGACAAGTGTATCCACTTCGTTATTCGAAAGATGGTATCTTCTCCGGAGGAGGCAAAGCAAGGACTCCGCTTCGATACAGACAAATAGCAATACAATTAGCCGCTTATCCACTTGCAGATAGGCGGCTATTTTACAAAAACTCACCACGAAAAATATAAAAAATCTAACTTTTTATTAAAAACAGCTAATTGTAAATATTCTATACTTTAATGAATATTACGAAATGCCATTTTTTCTTCATCCGAAACAATTCGTAAGGATGGTACTTACGAAAGTTATGTCACTACTTTTTACTTTAATGAGTGCAATTTTTGCGCAAATCAGGCATTTGGAGGATAAGAATAATCGTCGTATCTTTGCAGTGCAAGTGAAAAGTGTAGAGGCCGAGTAATAAGTACGAAAGGAATCATAAACGCTATTCGGATTGGCAACCGTATGAGCGATAATATATGCCAAAATGTAAACTCCGATGGGCTAACCTCTACCTCTGGTCCATTGGAGTTTTTTATTTCAAATGAGAAAATGAGGAATATCAGAATTGGAATTCAACAGGCAAAGATTGCACTGAGCGATGATAATCGTTTAGTGGCATTTTGCTTTGCTCTTAAGATAAAATTCCTATTCCGTTCTTCAGACCTTCATTTCGGAACCACGAACCAGGCAGCAAAGGCTCTTGGTTTCAATAAGAAAGATTTCAAGCGATACCTGAATTCAGCCGTTGAGTTCGGTTATTGCCGTATAGATACAAATAAGTTCGGTGTGAAGAGAATCATAGCGAACAAGATCCACGAGAGTTACAATTATAGCTACAAGACAAGAAGAGGGGAAATAAGCAAACTCAGCCTACCGAACCTTAAGGGTCTTGTGCGCAAGGTTGTCGTGAGTAACAAGATTAATATTATCGAAGAAGTCATCAATACGCATGGTAGAGCTGTTAACGGGCACTCGATTAAAAGTGTACGCAACGCCCGCAATATGGAAGCTCGTATGTTGAAGAAACCATTCGATGAGAAGTACACCGGAAGTTACTCAAACGCCAAGATGGCACAAGACATTAACGGTACGTTATATCAGGCGAGAAAAGCCGTCAAGTCTCTCGTCAAGTCTGGAGCAGTACAAAAGATAATCCAATGCAAGGAAGCAAACATTGATGCGTGCTTATGCACAAACAACCAGAGCTTCCGAACAGCGGACGGAACACTCATTATCATCTCTGCAAAATACAGAAAAGGACAACTAAGATGTGCCAACAAATACAAGACCCTCAAGAGTCAGATTTCGAAGGCAAAAAGTGGTTCTAATCAGAAGAAAATTGAGAGAAAAATGGTAATGGGTAAAAAGTAACATACAATAATAGTAGTGGCAGAGGGAGACTTCGAGTGGAGCGGACCTGAGCCTTTTCAAAAAGAATATTAACGTCATAAATTGTAGAGATTATGAAAAAAGATATTGTTAGAGATACTCCATCATTGGAGGAGTTTTGTGACTATGTAGAGAAAAAGGGGTATGATATTGACCCGTTTGCTCTCTATAAAGAGTTCGAGAATAGGGACTGGACCACCGCAAAGGGTGTTCGCACTAAGTCGTGGACAGCATTGGTTGATTCCAGAAATAGTGTCGTGAGTCAAAGAAGAAGGAACGACCAGGCAGTTCTCCTCGGCATTCCAAAGCAGAGAAAACGTGAAAGTAAGCAGAAATACCGAAGAAGGATAACTAATGCGAAGACAAAGGCTGTAAGAATGAACTACGACGAGTTCTTGCAGGATCCTCGCTGGTTTTCATTCAGACAGTTTGTATTTGCTGTTCGTGGACATAAGTGTGAGATTTGCGGTTCTACGGAGCGATTGCAGGTTCACCACGTAGGCTACAAGAAAGGCTTGCTACCATGGGAATATACCTGCAACGACGTTAAGGTGCTATGTCGTAATTGTCACGCAAGAGTTCATGGCAAGTATGAGGAATCCTAAGGTGAGCAACATGGGTATAGAGGTGTCGTATATAAAAAGAAATTAAATATATTGAGATTATGGAAATAAAATAACTTTAAAGATTAATTATATTTTAAAAAAAACATTATGAGTGTAAAAAACATTATTTTGGCATCAGTACTCGCAATAGTAGTACTCGCCGCAGGTTCAGTTATCGGTTGTTATTTCCATTACAACAACCAGGAAATCTCACTTCGCCAGCAGTCAGAGGCTCAGCGTGGCAAGATTGAGGGTGTTCACGACAAGATGTGGAAGGTTCTTCAGCAGAAGGCACAGGTTACGGATGAGTACAAGTCCGCATTCGAGTCCATCTATCCGAAGCTCATTGAGGGCAGATACTCAAAGGGAGACGGCTCTCTTATGAAGTGGATCAAGGAAAGTAATCCTAACTTCGACGTTTCGCTATACAAGGACCTCATGCAGTCCATAGAGATTCAGCGCTCCGAGTTTCAGACATCACAGGAGAGAATGCTCGATATCATCCGTGAGCACGAGACGCTCGTGAAGACATATCCGGCAAAATGGTTCATCTCCGATACAAAACCTATCGAATACAAGGTTATCTCCTCATCCAAGACAAAGATGATCATGCAGCTTGGAGAGGATAATGACGTAGACCTGTTCAAAAAATAACAGCTTATGGAAATATTCATATTTCTAATCCCATTCGTGGTTGCTGCTTTCCTGTTGATTTTCTTCAGGAAGCAGACCACCTGGTGGGAATACGCAGTACTCATTGTTCCTTCCATCCTCATAGGTATCCTCATGGAGTTCGTGTTCAAACAGTCAAATGCTGCTGACACGGAGTATCTCGGAAGCTACGTGACAAGAATCCGTCATTACGATGCCTGGAATGAGTACATACACCGCACGTGTACAAGGACCGTTGGAAGCGGAAAGCATCAACGTACGGAAACGTATGATTGCTCGTATGTTGACAATCACCCTGAACGTTGGACTTATTTTGATGCTAGAAACAAAGAGGAATACTTTATGACCGACAACGAGTTCAATGTAGTCAGAAAGATTCTTGGAACCCAAAGCGTTTTCATTGATATGCACAGGGATTACTACACTAAGGATGGTGATGCTCAGGAATGGGCGTGGGATGGTTCCATCGAAAACTCATACGCATTATCCTCGGAGCATGATTATAAGAATAAAGTGAAAGCCTCACGTTCTATTTTCAAGTTTGAGGATATTGATTATCAGCAGGCACGCAAGCTTGGACTGTTCGAGTATCCGGATATCGTTCTTTATGACCAGAACCCTGTGCTTGGACTGAAGATCCCGAAGAATCAGGAGAAGGCGATGAGATGGCTGAACGGATACTATGGCGAGCGGAAGCAGTTTAGGGTGTTCGTCCTGTTCTTTACGAACAAGCCGGAAGAAATCGTTGAAAAGCAGCGCTCATACTGGCAGGGCGGCAACAAGAATGAACTTGTCGTGTGTGTCGGCATCGATAAAAACAAGCATGTCAAGTGGTGCAACGCATTTTCATGGTGTGATAGCCCGGTCGTAGGTGTTAAGAGTAGAGACTGGTTCATGAGCAATCCTGTAAATCTCGAAAAGTACGCAGAGTATATCGGTCCGATTGTAGAAAAGGAATGGCACAGAAAGAACTTCGAGGATTTTGATTATCTTACCATCGAGCTTACCGACGGGCAGTACTGGGCTATCATTGTTCTCTTGCTGATATTCAACATTGTGATAAGCTCCTGGATTGTTTCTAACGATTATAAAAACGATTTGTAGCGTATGAAAGAAAGATTAAAAATGATTTTCGACCGCATCGACATCTTTGTCGTGTGCATCATCCTCGGGACTTGCGTCTGTATTGCGGAGGCGTTCCTTGGTTTTTGGAATATATTTGCAGATTGCTTCATCATGACTTTCCTCATTTCTGAAGTCTGCTATACCAACCGCTGCAACGAGAAGCTGAAGAAGGAGCTGATAGAGACAAAGGAAAAGCTGAAGGAGGCAAAGGGTAAGGTAAAGGAGTTGCAGAATGAGGTGATTGCGGAGCAAAAAAAATACAATCATTGGATTGATGTGAATGGAAAATACTTCAAAATAGTCCAATTATGTAGGGATTTATGGGAGGAAAGATATTGCCTGGAGGAGGCAAAGGTTCTCTTATGCAAGAAAAAGCTGACTACAGGAGGTTTTCTAGAACAAATAAAGACTCACGAGGAAGCGATTGCTGATATAGAAAACAAAATCCGCCAAGCAAACATCGAATACAAGAAATCCCGCAATCAGCATTGATTCTATTGCATACTCGGAAATACTTGTCATAAATACAATTTGCCCCACGTCATACGTAAAATGGCGTGGGGATTTTCTATGTTAACCGTTCAGATAGTCGATGACTTTTCGGTTCGCTTCGTCTATCTTCTTGTTGTCGAACCGAATATACAAGTCGGTAGTTGAGGAATCCCACTCGCTATGACCGAGTGCCTTACCTATTGTTTCTTTCGGGATATCGAGTTCCGCCGCTATGGTTGCCCAGCTTCTTCTGGCAGTATACCATACTATATCCTTGTGAAGCGGCTTGATTTCCTTCTTGATTAAGGCACCTCGCTTGTTCTTCTTCATCTCGGTCGGACCGATTCTCTTCAAGTAATCTCCAAGCGTTCTGCGGAAGCTTGATTCTTTCGTGCCGTCATCAAGAATACACAAAAGATGGTCGGTTCCTTTATATTTCTTAATTATCTCCATTGCTTCCGGCTCAACCTTGATATCATACAGGCGGCCAGTCTTGTTGCGCCTGTACTGGATACGCCCTCTCTTGATACATTTTGCAGGAAGCTCAAGCAGGTCAGACAGATTGATGCCTATCAGATAGAATCCAAGCATAAATAAATCCCTATATTTCTCCATGAACGGCTCTACAGGAAAATCTCTGTACTCACGAAGCTCATTAGCATTCAGATACAGATACTGCTGCCGTTCTGTCTTGATGGAAAACTTACGGAACGGATATTTCTCCGTTATTTCGTTGTCTATGGCCCAGTTGAACACAGTACGTATGTTTCTTAGGTCTATGCCAATTCCATTAGTCATACGGCCTTTACGTTTCTCGTGAACCTGAAATCTCTCAAGCCAGTCTCTGTCAATAGAGTCAAAGTCTGCATGAGGATCAAAATTGTCAATCCTTTTCTTTGTTCTCAAAAATACCTCCTTTGTACTCTCCTTGACCTTTGTCTTGAGGAATTCATCTATATAGAAAAGAATGTTCTTCTCAACGGCAGGATCGCCTCCGGATATGAGAGTCTTAATCTCGTCCTTCATTCTGGACGGAAGCATTTCTTTATTCATGTACATGTATTCCTCTATGGAAGCATACATTCTTGCCAGCTGCGCTGTCTTGGCTTTGCTGTTAGGTACGCTCTTCGGGAATATCATGCCATTAAATTTTACAGTGCTCGTCAGACCTGTATAGACCTGAAATCTCTTGAACCTGTAATTGATGATGAAGTAAACCTTCAAAGATTTTGCTTCTACGTAAGTCTTGATGCTGTTACTCATAATTTTACTCACACTTTTTGCAAGCACTCACATTTTACTCACATATTACTCACAAAACTACCTATTAAATACTATTTATTATACAAAATATGTCATCAAAAAGTCATGTTTTATGATTTATTCAGAACAAAAAAAACAAGGTGCAAAAATCGTAACTGTCTGATTTTCAACACCTTATCTTCTTGAGCGGGATACGGGAGTCGAACCCGCCTTGCGGACTTGGGAAGCCCGTGAGGTGTATTTGTAAAGTGCTTATATTCAACAATTTTTGGAATTTTAAATTTTACTACTCACAGATTACTCACAAATTTCGTTTTAACCGACTTTCTTGAGGGTGTAATAACGGTTGTAAGTAGAGAGATACCATAGCTTTATCGTTCCGTCATCTTCAAAGTCTATGTCATGAATTCCTGATAGGTTAAACTCTGATTTGTAGGCATAGAACGGAAATCCTGTCACGTCAGAATATTGCAAACTCCACTCTGGAAACGATAAATTTTCTTTTACATCGTTCGTCAGAAAAGGGTCGCTTCATTCGTAATATCCATAGGCAGTCGCTTCGCCGGTATACTTCGCTTTTTTGTCACTTGCATATTACTGACAAATGCGCTTTATTTCAACGGAGTGTATAACGCTGCTGTTATTCCCTCGTATCCGGATATTGTGTTTGAAACGAATACCTGCTTACTTGCTGCATCCACAGACTTAGCGTTTATGTAAACGTATCCCTGACTTGCTACGCCACCTATATATCTTTCACTCATGAAGTTGTTCATCATCTGTAACGCCTGAGATGCGTTTCCGTGCATTGTCATCGCCACGAAAGCACTCTCCAGCTTGTCGTTCTTGAATGTATATGCTACGACATCGATATTCTCATTCATTGCCGGGTAGTAGATGAGTGTTGTTCTGTCACTCTTCTTAGTGTCGAGGCTTCTCGTCTCATACCTCATTACATCTTCAGGAGTTGCGTTTAGCTTACACAATGGCTCTCTGAAATAATTGTATGAACCTCGTACCGTAACATTGCATTGGCTCTTGGATCCTCCGGACATAGCGTATATGGCGGTTTCTCCAACATGGTTAGCTGTAACCTCTCCGTCGTTTACGGATGCGACAAAGTTGTCTTCTGAAGACCAGGAGGCCTTACCTGTATGAGTGATAGTGTACTTGTCACCCTTCTGTATTGTGATGGCTCTTTCATTCATTGTGAATGGTTCGTCATCGTTACTGCTGCTGCAAGAGAAAAATGAGACTCCTGCTAAAGCAAATACTGCTGCTAATAATACCTTCTTCATAATCGTATATTTTATTATTTAACTTCTTCTAGTCCCGCATTGGTGTTGTTATGTAATGCGGCGCTCCACGTCCACCTGCTTTCTTTGCGGCGCATTGAGGGCAAAGCAACCCATAAGGTGTTATATAACCGAAGCTTCTGCCGTATCCGCATCGGTTACATATAAACTTGTGTCGAATCTTCCTGCCTTCGCAAAGCTTGAACCTCGTAGTGTGCGAATTGGCTAACTCATGGCAAACCTTGGATGACATAGGATATAGTTTTGGTTGAAGTTTCACCCTTTTCTTATATTCGACTTTTGGTGCTTCGACATTTATTTCTGGTTGTTTTTGGTTTTGGGCCTTCCAACTCTTGTATGCGAATTCTCGAATCATGTCTTCTGTCGCCCAGGGTAACGCTTCTTTCACCTCTTTATATACATCTATATATACTTTCATTATTATAATGCCTTTAATGAGCCAAGTACCTTGAACACTTTCGTTATAGCCTCCTTTGATATCTCCTGATCCTCGTACTCCTCGTTGTATGCGTGAAGAGTGAAGTGGAAATCATCCGAACCCTTGCGGATAACCTTCACCGTTCTGAGGTCGTTAGTCGTCATAATAGCATAGACCTCGTTCATCGGAAGGAAGCTCTGCCAATCCTCGACAGCCTTCAACGCAATGATGTCGCCGTTACTGATGACCGGCTTCATGCTGTCTCCAGACGCACGGCACCAGAAATCCGCCTTCTCGTAGCCTGGGATTGAGATGAACTTCGTTGGCACGTTCGGGGTGTCGTTGTACATCTCGTCGTAACCAAGGGCGAACTCAACGTCGTAGAAAGGGACACCAAGCATAGATTGCATAGTCTCTTTCCCATTAATCGGTTCGCCTATGTACTTATCCCCGGCTCCAGTTTCAAGCCAGTCCTTGTTGACCCCGATGGAATCACATATAAGTCTGTAATCCCTAGTCGTGATAGGAACCTTCCCGTTTAGCTTTCGACTCAGATTAGAGGAGTTCATTCCAACTTTCAGAGCAAAAGCATTACTCGTCAGTCCGCTATCAGCAATTACGGATTTGATTCTTGTAATGATGTCGTCCATAATTTCCTAATTTTAGTTTCAAATATGTAACTAAAACCGAGAAAAGTGTTAAATACTGTATAGTGTCCTACATTTCTTGCATTTTGATTTGCGTATGTCGGACAATTATTGTACTTTTGCACTCGTGATTCGGTTAAAGCAACAAAGCAATACCGACACAAACGGAGGGCAAAGCGACCGAAAGTGCGCTATCTTACATTCACACCGCAAAGATACAAACTTTTTCGCTTCCCTCCAAGTATAATATGTTAAAATTAAAGCAAGCAAGATGAAAAAGTTGACAAAGACGGACATTTTGAACATTAAGCCTGGAAAATTCGAGGTTTTTGTTCTCGATTCGGCGAAAGCTATACTGTCTGGTCGTCAATACGCTTATCAGATTGGTAATACAGAGCCGCCTGAGGGCGTGGCGAGATACAGAACCAAGGCGAACTTCAAGAATCATACATTGGTAGTGGAGGCTATTCCTTCTGTGTAGAATTAATAAGTATATAGTGTATGGAGGAAATTATTAAACTCGGAAGAACCGAGACGATGACATCTCTCGAAATTGCAGAGATTACGGGAAAGCTTCATAAGCACATCATGGAAGCCATTAGAAAAATGGAGGTTGCTTGGGAGAAAATCAACGGGTCGAGATTTAGGCTGGTTGAATATACGGATCAGAAAGGCGAGAAAAGACCTTGCTATCAGCTGACGAAAACAGAATGTCTCTATATTGCAACAAAGTTTAATGACGAGGCGAGAGCAAAGCTTGTTCTTCGTTGGGAAGAGTTAGAGAAGAAGGAGCAGTATCAAGTTCCTCAGTCTTTCGCCGAGGCTCTTATGCTTGCAGCAAAGCAGCAGGAGAAGATAGAACAGCAGCAGATTGCTCTCGAATCGAAGAACGAAGAGATTGTACAGCTCTCAGCAACAGTCACTGAGATGCAGCCAAAGGTTAGTTATGTTGATACAATCCTTTCGAGCAAGGAGACTGTTACGACGACGCAGATTGCTCAAGACTACGGTCAATCAGCAAAAGCGTTTAATGTCTTGCTGAGAAACTTCGGCGTTCAGCATAAAGTTGGCGGTCAATGGATTCTCTACGCAAAGTATCTCCCTTATGGCTATGTTCAGTCAGAAACGGTTTCTATCACTCATCGTGACGGTAGTGCAGGCTCAGTTATGCACACAAAGTGGACTCAGAAAGGTAGGCTCTTTCTGTATAATGAGCTAAAGAACCATGGTATTATACCGACTATAGAACAAAGAAAGGCAGAGAATGAATAAGAATCGCACAAAAATAGGTATCGACATCGTTGAGAAAGTCATAACGATGAAGGAAATTGACCAGGAGTTCCTTACCAACAAGACAATCCTGGCATACCTCGGAGGAGTCAGTAGAGACTTCATTAGAAATCTTCGCGAAACAGGCGTGCTTCCATTTTATAAGGTACGCAATACCATATTTTATAAGGTATCTGACGTCAAGAAGATGATCGAGAGGCATAGGATTTGAAAATAATATAGTATAAGCAAAATATATAGTAATTACGACTACATTGCATAGTTAAATTTTTGGTTATTGTTAGCCTGTGAAGGTGATATCTTTATTCATAACATGGTGAATTGAAATTTAAATAATTTGTTGTTTCTCCCATAGTGATGGGAAACAGACGGAGAAAGAGAAAACTCCGTCTGCACGGACTGGTAGCTCAACGGACAGAGCGCATCCTTCCTAAGGATAGGATACAGGTTCGATTCCTGTTCAGCCCACGATACTTTAATTCGTTTTTATCCAATTTCCCTTAATGGTGCAAAGGTAAGTCCTTTAATCTTATAAAGTAGGTGGTCCGGGCATCCACAATCTTGCATTAGGAAGGGTTTTGAAAACGGTAGTGTTCTTTGACATATTGATTCAGAACAGTATGCGTGGAAAAGAAGTAACCGGAGAGCGCAATGAGCGCCGTGACCTGGCGAAAGGACGCACGACATACGGAAATCCAGTTATTCTGCATCAAGTAATAAGATGAACTGAATCGGAACGAAGAATTGTCGATGTAAGCACTCATGAAAACGTTGCAGTCTGGTTATGAAGAAGAAGTGTTCCACATTTATTCTATACATAGAGGCGGTTGGCGTAAATGGTAGCGCAGCCTGTAACTTAAAGATACCTTTCTTATCACAGGTAAGATGTCGGTTCGAATCCGGCACCGTCTCCCCATTTTACTATAATGATTTAGTTAAAAATGAAAAGTGTTTCGTTTAGTTGTATTTTATAATTTTCAGTTTAAGAATGTGTCCTATCTGGGATAGATTGGTACGCACGCGGGAGCATTTGATGGGGCGCACAGTCTTGTGTGCCTGCGGTTCGAAACCGCCTCTCGCACAGATTTTGTTTGAAGCAAATTTATTAGTCTTTGATTATTAGTAACTCTTTTAAATTTTGACTCTAAGAATCTTTGTATATGCGAATACGAAAGGTACTGGCCATCTGTGAAGATAGTTGGTACTACATTGGAGGATAGCTCAGTTGGTAGAGCGCCGGCGAAAACAAGGTGGTGACGTCAGTTCGAATCTGACTCCTTCAACAATAAGGCGGTATTTTTCATACGAATAGATTATATGAGTTTTGCATTATTTTTATGTGTTTATTTTTTCGCTTCTCTTGCCTGTGAAGGTAGGAGGAGATTTTGGTTGAAATTATTCATTATTTAAATATAAGCGCACTTTTAGCAAAAAACAATTTTCATTTCTTAAAATTAATTCAGTACTCCATCCGAACTTGTGAAAGCCATGGTGGATTTTTTAACTCGGGGAGCTGGCTGAACGGTTAGGCTTTTATATGCAGGTCCGAATCCTGCGCTCCTCACTACTATAGGTCATATTTTAATTTTATTGGTTGAACGAAAGCGAGAGTTAGCTTTTAAAGCCTTCTCTCGCTCGTTTTAGGCTATTCTTTATAACGTTTGATATGAGATAACCACGCTATCCACCCCTCTCTGGCCTTGCGTGGTAGGCAATCGGAGAGGATTTGTATTGTATGAAAGTAATAAAATATATAAAAATTACAAAATTCACGCTCGGCAACATCAAAAAGCTTGAGTGTGTAGAGAATATTAAAACGGTTGACGGAAAGGTCACGGTCTATCTCAAGAAAGATATGACCAACGGGAGACTTGGGGCTAACATGAATCAGTTTCTCGTCCAATTCCAGAATGGAATGTGGCAAGTTTATGGAACCGAAGCTATTAACAACTTATACAAAAACCCAGGAAGGGAGGCTGGTAATCAATGGGGGTAAGAGTAACGCAGACGAAAGTCGAACACGAAGGAATGACCTTCGACTCGAAAGAAGAACTCGGATTCTATCTTTATCTTAAAGAACAGAACGATGTTAGCTGCATACACAGGCAGACGGGGTTCGTCCTTGTCGAGAAGCAGGAGCAATACGTTGTAAAGCACCTGAAAACAAAGGATAAGCTTGTAAAAAAGCTACTCGAATTTCCGGTTATATATCATGCTGATTTCGTTTATCGCAAAGGCGACACGATCATCGTCTGCGATGTCAAGAGTAAATATACTCACTCTTTCCGAGAATTTGTCATCGTAAGAAAGCTTATTGTTCGGAAAATTATCGAGCATAACAAGCGCAGACATGGTGGAGAACCTAAGGTTGTGTTCCTCGAAGCGATAACAAGAGCCTTGCCAAAGAAGCAGGGTGGTGGTTTTGAGTTTAAGTTTATTTATAAGCCAATAATTGAATAAAAGCTTTTACTACCATAATTTATTTGTTTATTTTATTGTTTGTTGTGTCGGCAGTGGAGGCTGTAAACCTCTGCTGCCGAGCATTTTGTGGCAGACGGTTAATAAAATTGTTCGATTATGATGATACTATTGGTTAGTTTTCTTCTTACGGTTTTTTCATTCGCAGCATGTGCGTTTATCACAAAAATCCTTGGTTGGGATAAGGAAGACTAGTAGTTTAATTTTAAATATTTTATAAATTATGAACAAAGACAAGATTATCGTCAGTGTAGTAATTGACAAGCAGGCTCTTATTGACAGAGCATTCGACATCTCGAAGACTCCTTCTGAGTTTAATGAGCTTAAGAAGGTTATCGACGGCAGAAACCAGTTTGCCCGTGATATCGACGAGATTGATGATGAAGGCAAGAAGGAGAATAATACGAACCTTTTCGCCGGCATCGCATTGGACATCATTCTCAGTGATAACACGGAACTGGCAATCACCAAGAGGCTCAATTCGCTTGAGGACATGAAGAACTCTTTCCTCGCTAAGATCAAGAAGCTCGATGAGCTCAAGGAGAAAATAAAAAGCGGAGATGTGCCAGGCACTGAAGGTCTCCGTGAGTTGTTGAAAATAATTGAGGATGGCGAGTAATGGGCGTAAGTATCGTAGTCAATAAATTCAAGCGTGGACGCTGGCGTCGAGTATTAACACATTAATTCATATAACACAATGGCAAAAGAAAAATCAACAATTTCAGCAACCCTCGGTCATGAGTATGAGGACCTGGATGAACGTGAGGACTTCCTCGCCAACAACGCGGACTCTGTTGAGAAGATGGAATTCATCAAGCGATTCAACTCTGATGAACTGATGAAGAAGAAGGACCTGTTTGCCCTTCAGTCTGCGCGTGCATCTGACATCGAGGAGGAAATCAAGGATTTCCGTGAGCAGAAAAAGGCAGAGCTGAAGCCTATCAAGGAAGAGATTTCTTCTCTCCTTAAGGAAATCAAGCAAAAGGGTAGCATGGTTAACGAGAAGGTTTACAAGTTCGTTGACCGTGAAGCAAAGATGACTGCCTTCTATGACAAGGAGGGTAATCTTGTTTCTTCTCGCCCGGCAACACGTGACGAACTCCCTAGCAATATATACTCAATTAACCGTGATAAGCAGGCTATGTAGTCTGCTTTCACTTTGTTTTAACTTTTAGACATTTTACAAAATGGACAATGAAAAAATGCAAGTAAATTTTGCTCCGGGACAGACTTCTGCGGAGCTTGTTATCCGTGAGGTTGGTAATGAGAACCCTTATAAGCTTCCTGTCAAGGAACCGATTAACCTTCAGGTGAACGGCGTTATTACCTGTATCTATGCTTTCCTTGAAAAGCGTTGGGATACAGAGCAGATTGACAAGGAGCATACGCACATTCTTGTTAATCGAGAAGAACTTACCGTTACTCTTGTAACAAACGAGAATGATGAGCGCACTAAACAGACTATCGTAGGCTCCATTCAGCTGTCTCGTCAGTTTACGGGATTCCATATCAACGACGGCAAGTTATGGAAACCGGTACAGCTTGGAGACTTCTTCCGTCTCAACCGTTCTTACTTCGAGACGAAGGAGAAGAATATGGAGCTCGTCAATCTCCTCAAGAGTTTTTCGGCAAAGGTTCAGACAACAATCAAGAAGGAGCTCTGCGATAATGGCTCTGTAACTGACAACTACGAGAAGGCTGTAGACTCTAACCTTCCTTCATCGTTCCTTATCAACGTTCCAATCTTCAAGGGCGCCGAGCCTGAGAAGCTTTCAATCGAGACTATCGCTCACGTTGAAGGCAATATGGCATTGCTGACGCTTATCTCTGCTGATGCAGAATGTATCATCGAGGAGTCTCGTGACAAAATCATCAACGCAGAGCTCGACAAGATTCGTAAGCTCTGCCCTGAGATTCCTATTATGGAGGTATAATGAGCAGAATCAATAACATTATTCTAAAACTTCCGCCCGAAACGAGAGAGAAAGTCCTATTACTTAGAGATAAGCATGATATCCTCATGAAACTCGACGCGAACACATCACGGGAGGTCGCAAGAAAAGCTATCCTGCTGAACTACATTAATGGCTCCGGCAGGAAGCTCTTCAGTGATATACACGAGGATATCAGGAAATCTCCTTCCGGCGAGAAGCAGATCGTTTATACACGATTTAGATATGCAGAGACAATTTAAGTACCTTAATTGGTACGAGTAGTTAATTTCTTAAAATCTATACAAATGGATATAGAACAGTTAAACAAAACGCCTCATAATCAGATTTGCGACTTGGCAAGAGATAAGTTTATTGAGGTGTACAATCAGAAGTTCGGAGAGGGCGGAGAAGTGTTCTTTGAAGAACAGAAGGCTCTGTTTAATAATGAGCTTCTCAACGGCTCATTTAAGGGTTATCTCGAAAAAGCTACATCGTTGAATATTCACGATGCCTTCATGAACTTGGCTATTAATGGATTGTCGCTAGAAAAAGGAACTGCAACACTCTGTTACCTTATGGGTTATAGCAACTATGATAAGAATACTAAAAAATCGACTTACACAGCTAAGATTACATATACAGGATATGGTGAGATTCTTCTTCGTCAAAGGGCTGGCCAGATTCTTCGTTGTGACAACCCTGTAGTGGTATATAATTGCGATGATTTCCGCTTCGGTGAGCGTGACGGTCATAAATTTGTTGATTATGTGAAGACTTATCCACGACCAGCAAATTCATATATCGTTGCTTGTTACGTAAAGATTATCCTTCCAAACAATTCATACGATTACTTCGTTCTTGATCGCGAAGGTATCGACAGATTGCGTGAATATTCTGCTAAATTCGGCGGTCAAGACCACAAGGCTAACGCTCTATATGGCGGTAGTTATACTGGTAATGATGGTAAAATGTACTTCAAGGATATTGATACGGGCTTCCTTATCTCGAAGACATGCAAACATGCGTTCAAAAGCTATCCCAAGTTAAAGGTTGGTCTGGGTGCTTTGTTGCAGGCTGACATCGACACGCAGGCTCTACAGAAGCCGTCACAGGAAGCCTTTGGTGCCGGAGACGCCGCACCTAAAGATAAGGGCGTTAAGGTAAATGTTGATGATGGTTCACCATTTTAAAATTGTTATATATGGCAGAAAATACAGAATTGCAGTTGGTACAGCAACAAGCCAACAATATTACAAGACAGATTGCAACGCTCAAATCCGATACGGAAAATGCGGTGCAAGCTAACAGAAAATCTTATGAGGCATGTGTTCAGGCAGGTGAATCTCTTCTGTCTGATATTAGTGCTTCTGGTATGAATGATGCTCTTGACGAGAAAGCTGCTGAGTTTATCAAGAAGGCTAAACTGACAGAGAAAGCAATGACGGAGAAACGTAAGGGTGTTACCCAAGTGTTCGATATTGTCCGTAAAGGATTTACGATGATGGAGAACCTTATCTCTATCAAGAACACCGATTCTGTTGTCTATAAGATTCAGGAGAAACGCAACGAGTATGCGGCATACAAGCTTGAACAGCAGCGTAAGGCTGAGCAGGAACGCCTGCGTCAGGAGCGCATCAAGGAGACCAAGATTAAGCTGAAGACTGACACGATTGATATCTTGAGCAATCTCCTCACAGAGCATTCTTCTGCTGCGATCAACTCACTTAATAACACGTTCTCTCTTCTCACCCTTGATAACAAGGATGAAGTTAAGAAACGTATTACAGAGTGTTCTGATGTTCTTGACCTCGGACATCTTTTCGTTAATAACAAGCCTTCATACTCTTCCGAAATTGACGAGAATGATGCCAAGGAGATTATGAATGGAGCCTACAAGGAGGTTTCCGCTTCTCTTCTTGCATCTTATAAGCAGACCGTTAATGCTACCCGTGATGAGCTTCTTATGAAGTTTGATTCCAAGGTTTCAGAACTTCTTGAAATCAAGAAGGCTGAGGAGGAGCGCAAACGTAAGGAAGAAGAAGCTCGCAAGGCTGAAGAGGAGCGTAAGCGCAAGGAAGAGGAAGCATGTAAGGCTGCCGAGGAAGAACGCAAGAAGCGGGAGGAGATTCAGCGTGTCAAGGATGAGGAAGAGCGTAAGCGCAAGGAGGCAGAGCTGAAAGCTGCTGAGGCTGAACGCAAGGCCAAGGAAGCAGAGCTGAAAGCTGCCGAGGAAGAGCGTAAGCGTAAAGAGGCGGAAGCTGCCGCTGCCGATGCTGAACGTAAGGCCAAAGAAGAAGCGGTTCGTAAGGCCGATGAGGCTGCAAAGGAAGAGCAACAGCGTAAACTTGCAGCAGAGCAAGAGAAGCGTGATGCAGAGAATGCAGCCCAGCACGCTACTGCACAGGCTAAGTCGCTCTTTGCCCAGACTTCCGTTGGAGAAACCGGTAAGCAGAAAATCAAGGTAACAAAACGCCTTGTTGTTACCGACAAGAATGCCTGGCTCGACATCATCCAGCAGTGGTGGACGATTGAAGGCTCCAAGATGTCTCCAGACAAGCTTGCTTCCAGATTGGAGTTCATGCGCAAGGCGTGTGAGAAACGCGCAAACAGCGAAGAAGAATACATCGTTTCTCCTTATGTCAAATATGAGGATGAGGTAACAGCTAAGTAATATGGCAGAGCAACCGTTTGACCCTTATTATTCACGTGGTGAGGTCTCTAATTCAGACCTCACTGCGTTGAAGTTCGCTCTGAACCCACAACTCAACTTCGTGAAGGAAGAGGATAAGAGAAAGGCATTCCATCTTGGAACTCTTGTTGATGCTCTCGTTACCGAACCAGAAAAGTGTAATCACTACGCTATGACGGTAGATGATGAGAAATACACAGAGAAGGATTGGAAATGGGGATTAGACAGACTTGCAGTTTTAAAAAAACAAGCAACAAAGGATAGATTTCTTGATTTTGTTCTGAAAAATGCGGTCGGTCAGAAAACATTCATCAATCCGCACATGAAGATGGAATACCAAGGTTTCGAGTTTGAACTACCTGTACGATGTAAGTTCGACTGGTGGCTCGGCGAGTTCGGCGGTGATTTGAAGACCACCGCAGCTACGTCACAGGAACAATTTGAGGCTCAGATCGATTTCGTAGATTGGGATAGAAGCCGTGCATGGTATATGGACCTTACGCACAGTATAGACCCAAGATACGGAAACCAGGACTTTATCTTTGCGGTCTCCAAGACCAAGAAGAAAGTATTCTATAAGAAGATTGAACGTGGTGACGAGTTGTATTTGCGTGGTAGGGAGAAGGCTCTTGAGTGGGCTTTCAGAATGTGGTGTTTATTATAATTTATTATTATGTCAGATAAACCGAAATTATACGATTATCAAGAAGAAGGTGTGCGCATGGAGCTTGCCATGAAGCGCTGTATCAATGGCGATGACATGGGAACCGGTAAGACGGTTCAGTCTATCGTCGCCATTGAACGTGCAAAGGCAACCCCTTGCCTTGTTGTTTGCCCTGCCGCACTTAAGGTTAATTGGGAACGAGAGATAAAGAAGTTTACGAACCTCCGACCTCTCATTCTTACCGATTCCGTAAATGCGACATACGGATATCATCTTACTAAGATGAACCTGTATGATGTAGTGATATGTAATTACGAGTCGCTCGCAAAATACTTCGTCGTAAGCCTTGGTCCGAAACCGTTACGGCTGAAAAACTTCCTGTTCCGTGATGAACTGAAGATTATCAAGTCTGTTATTATCGACGAGTCTGCAAGAGTCAAGGATCCGTCCACAAGGCAGTCTAAAATCATCATGGGATTGTGCCAGGGTAAGGAGTATATCTATGAGCTTACAGGTACGCCCGTTGTAAATCACGCAACAGACCTGGCCTGCCAGCTTGCTATCCTCGGTCGCCTGAACGACGAGTTCGGAGGTTTTGGTGAGTTCTGCAATAGGTACGGTGAGAATGAGAATCTTGAAGAGCTTAATCGGAAGATACACGAAACATGTTACTTCCGCAGAGAGAAGAAAGATGTCCTCAAGGATTTGCCGGATCTGACCAGGACAACCATCAGTGTTGCCCTCGACCCAGAGACACAGGAAGAGTACGATACCTGCCAGAAAGACCTGCTCACGTTCCTTCTCGAATACAAGAGCTGCTCCGAGGAAGAGGCTAGGAAAAAACTTAGAATGAAGGCTCTTGTCAGGCTTATGAACCTTCGCTCGATATCCGGGCGAGGGAAGATGAAGGCGACGATAGAGTTCCTCCATGATACCGAAGAACAGATAATCGTGTTCGCCGAGCATCGTGATGTCGTTAGTGCAATCAAGAAAGAGTTTCCTGACGAGGTTTGCACCGTAACCGGCTCTGATAGTCAGCAGCAGAAACAATGGGCTATTGATTCTTTTCAGGCTAGGAAAAAGAGAATCATCATCTGCTCCATCAAGGCGGCCGGCGTAGGTCTTACGCTTACGGCTTCTTCCAATGTGGTGTTCGTCGAGCTCCCATGGACGATGGCAGACTTATCGCAGTGTGAATGCCGCGCCTATCGTAACGGCCAGAAGAATGCGGTCACATCGTGGATTCTCATGGGCGCAAATACCATCGACGGCTATCTTTATAGCTTGATTATGCAGAAAGGCTCAATAGCATCAAAGGTTACGGGCGAACAGGACTCCGCTATCAAGGATGCAGCTTATTTTGACGAGTTGGCCGATTTGGTTTTACAAAATTCTTTAAACAAAAAATAATGGAAATTCAAGGAAAAGTTATTGCCGTTTTACCTGAAAGAAGCGGCGTATCTGCAAGAGGTGAGTGGAAATCTCAGACCTATGTAATCGAAACACAAGAGCAATATCCTAAGAAGATGGCTTTTGATGTTTTTGGAGCGGATAGAATTGCTAGTTTTGGTATTCAGTTCGGTGAGGTTATTAACGTTAGCTTTGATATTGATGCACATGAATATCAGGGCAGATATTTTAATCAGATTCGTGCTTGGAACGTTGTTCATCAAGCGCAACAAGCTTCTGTACAAGGTAGTGGCTATGGTGGCAATGTTCAGTCCGGCGCACAAGCAGCGCAACAAGCTATGGCAAGTTCTGCTAATGCTGCTGGCGTGGCAAACCCGACGAATCAGCAAAATCTGTTTCCACCTGCACAGCCGCAGAAACCGCAATCTGCTGATCCATCATCTGACCCTGATGATTTACCATTCTAGCGTAGAGTTAATCAAACGAGCATTCAACGCTTATGTGGTTCAATCTAAAAAATGTGTTTGAGCTAGAAAAGTTTAGAGCAAAAGTAACCGAGTTGGAAACCAAAGGTGCTATGGTAGAACTGAAAGAGAAGCGTGGGCGTTCCTTAAATCAGAATGCCTACCTTCATTTACTTCTTTCTGCCTTTGCGCTTCAATACGGCTACACTCTAGACGAAGTTAAGACGCATTTCTATAAGCTAGTAGTGAACAAAGATATATTCCTCAGAGAAGGGATTGATAAATTCACAGGAGAATGCTATAAGTATCTTCGTTCTTCTGCTGACCTTACGAAAGACGAAATGAGCAAATCAATTTCTGATTTTAAATCGTGGGCAAAAGAAGAAGCTGGATTTGATTTTCCCGATTCTGATGAATATATCGCACTACTGCATATTCAGCATGATATAGAAAGACAACAAAATTACATACAATAGCTTATGATGTTACCAACTAACATACGTCAGAAGTCTAGCGAATTGTTCCCTAATGACGCAGAGAAACAGAGAATATTCCTTATGGGTGCTGCATTTTCGTTAGGAAACGATTTGTCGGATTTCGAGATTACTACAGAGCAAAAACAAGAAGAATATTATCCTTGCAAAGAGGCTCTTGATATGTGGCTTGCATACAAGAAAGAAAAACGTCAGTCTTACAGGCCACGTGGATTAGAAGCTCTTAAAAAGAAACTTCTACAGTTGTCAAATGGAAATCCTGAATACGCAAAGGTTATCGTTGAGTATTCTATGGGCAACAACTACACTGGGTTGTTCGCTCCTAAAAATAATGGTGTAAACAGTTATGAACAACAGCAACGAACTTTCAACAAGATCAACTCAATCCTTGCCGGCTGAATGCAAGCAAGCGGTAGCAAAATACGGCAAACAATATGCGCTATTCTTGGACAAATATCCAACTCTGCAAAATCGGACAGATGCAATTGTATCTGTATATGATTCTGTCGCTAGAGGCGGTATGTCCTTTGTTGAGATTGATAAGTACTTCAAAGATGGCGCAAGCGAGTTCTGGATTAAGATAATGCTCATCGACTTGTTCATGGTTATTGGAGCTATCGACTCAACTACTCCTTATCAGTTTAAGGCGATTGCTCAGAGAATCAGGCAGGAGTACTATCATGTTACACCTAGCGAGCTTACTAGATTCTTCTATGAGTTTTCGTTGGGTGAGTATGAAGAATTGTACGTCGGAAAGACTGTCAATCCTCAAAAACTGTTTATCTCGCTCGATAAGTACATGAGCAGATTGTACGAGAAGCGAGCTGAGATAAGTAATCAGAAACTGATGGAAAAGCAGAAGAAAGAATACGAGGAGTCGGTAAAGAACGCAGTTTCCTACGAAGAGTATCGCCGACTGAAAGGTAAAGATGTCAAGGAATCTCCTCTTGAAGCTTTGAACAAGAAGCTTGAAAAAGAATCAAAACGAGGCAAAGATGGCGGACGTAAATAAGATGGCAGAGGAATGGCTTAGTGAGCATCCTGATGCGACAAAACAAGAAATATGGATGGCCGGTTATTGGAAATCTACCGATAACTGGTGCAACCGAACCAAGTGAATTTTAGAATTATGACACAGAAAGAACGTATTGAAAACGCAACCACAAAACAGGCAGCAGTATTCATTGTTGTCTATTCTTGGGTTATAGTGAGAAACATAGGAAAGGCTATCAACAGGGCGGTATACAAACTACCATGGCTGTATGTCGTACTTTCAATAGTAATATCAACGATTGTTAGCATTGTTTATATCGGTAAGGCAAGAGCAGAACGTGACAGTTACAACAAGAAACTTGTTCACGCAACACAGTTGCTTGACAGTTATAAGAATACGTACGGAGAAGGAGAGAATAAGTAATGGAAAACTGGAATCCAAACACATCAAGAAGACCTGTCCTTTCAGGAATACCGATTGCCGTACCTGACCAGAAAACGGTTGACCGAATGACTTCCCTATACTATCTCATGATAGGCTCTCTTGCTACGATAACTCAGACGGCCATCAAAGACCTGTATGACGAACTGTATCAGAGAAAGGATCTGTTCAAGTTTAAACTAAAACTTAGAATCAAAGAAGCTTTCTCTCGTTCGAATCAGCTCATTATGACGTTCAAGAAATATACATCTGAAATATCACAATATGACCTCTGGCTCGATATAACGGACTGTATGGAAGATGAGCTTAAGAATGATGTGAGAAATCTGTATTATGTTACAGATAACATTCTTCTTAAGAACAATATCAAGGAACATAGATTACAGACGCTTGCTTGTATAGCTTACAAGCTGTCTATCATGCTTCATGACATGAGTCAGAGATACGACGATGTTATGAAGGATGCCGGAGTAGGAACGGCAAATATCAAGCCGAGTGAAATGTTCCTTGGCCCAATGTACGGCATGTACACCTCTATGAAAGAGGTGGCGGCTATGATCATAACCGATAAGGATGCTGAATATTTTAAGGACGGGAATCAGATTTATACCGCACTCAAGGTTATAGCAATGAAGGTGTGTGACTTGGAGCGCATAGAGAAAGCTGCTGATGAAGGGCTGAAACTGAATGGAGTTGACTATAACGGAGACTTGCACCGAAATAACTCTTTCACTCCATGGACAGGAATACAGGTCAACTTCCTGGCAAGGAACTATGAAGATATGACGGACGAACAGCTTGCTAAGGCTCTCGGTCGTTCTGTCGGGTCAATTAAGGCAAAAATGAGACAACTTAAACTAAAACGTAAGAAAAATGAAAAAGATTCCAAAGCTGTATGTGAAGAACAATAAAGGTCGATACGAGGAATATAAGATTCCTGAGCACGACATATCCAACACCTTATATGGTAAGATAAATGGTAGATATGAGCCTGTGAGTATGCGTATATGTCATGAGTTAGATGAAGGTGTCTGGGTAGTCACCAAACGCCCATCCGTTTGTGGTGTTATTCGTGGCACTTATCTTCGTGAGAGCTTCCATCTTGACAAGGCTGCTGATATTGAACGTTTTCCTCTGTCTAAGATGGGGCATATCCAGAAGGTTGCAGAACGTATCATAGATGAGCTGAGACTCGGTAACACCGACACAAGAGTTATGACGAACAATGAGCTTGTCAAATTGGTTGTTGGGCTTGTTTATAAATACAACGAGGAGGTATAACTATGGAAGATTTACCTATAGGTTCTGAGATTACCCTAAAGGCGGTTGAGACCGAGAAAGAAGAATGTAATGGCTGTTTCTTCGATGAGCTTTGTGGAGATATTTACAATGTTATTTGCAAAAATTTTAATTGTAGCGCAAGCACAAGAAAAGACGGAAAGAATGTTCAATTCAAAAGAGTGAGATAATATGGCTACAGCAAATTTTGAAATTGGAAATAAAGAGTTTGAGGTACGTTTCATACGAGAATCAGGTTATCCTCCAACAAAGAATGAACGTGGTTCTTCATTGGTTGAGTATGATGTAACTACATACAAAGATAATCAGCCAATGATAAAGAGGTTCAATCAAAAGAGGCGTGTTTATTTTGACCTTGAAGGTAATGTTTATAAGGATAAGCAGAGCAACAAGGTGTGGTTCAATTTTTATAAAGCAAGTTGATAGATTATGAAAACAGCAAGACATATTGTAATAGACATAGAAACATTAGGTAGAAGAAATGATGCCGCTATTGCTCAGATAGGAATTTGCAGCGTGTAAAAGAATGCCGATTAAAACCGAGACAAGAGTGTATGAGCTTACTTTCATTGATGGTAAAACTGAAATTTACACTTTTAATAACGTGGATGTTAACGCTTCTGAAGGTATTGATCATAGCCGTGGAGGTTATTTCTTTTATTTATATTCATCTGAAACATATGAGCACGTAGAGGCTATTATCAGATTTAAAAGAATAAAATAAAGCGTATGAATGATATAGAGAAAATATGTAAGGAAATCCAATGCCCACACTTTATTGTATGGAACTTCGGATATGGTGATTGTGTATCTTGTAAGCTGCAAGGGGAAAGCTACAATATAGAGTCTGTAGCCGATGATTGTCCTTACAAGGATAAGTTCAATAAACTTAAAGAATAATCGTATGGATAAGTTAGAATACATTCCAGGAGATTTGGTAAAGTTTGCAACCAATACTTATACTATTAATAATTTTGGAGAAAACTTTCTTCAAAGCAAGATATATGCTTTGATTTCAACTAATAGTACAAAAACAGCTTTTGTTGAAGACATAGATATTTTACCGATTCCTCTTACTCCAGAGATTCTAGAAAAGAATGGATGGAAGAAAGAAGTGATGAGCAGAGGAGTGAGTAATAGTCATTTGGTATATACAAAGCCCGATATTGAAGAATATGGATATTTTCCTATCTACATAGAAAAAGGTATCGGTAATGAGTTTGATGTATATCCGTTTACTGGCAACCATATATGTAATCAAATTGCATACATTAAGTATGTTCATCAACTCCAGCACATTCTCTTTGGTCTTGGAATTAATCACGAAATGGAGGTGTAGGTATGGACAAAAATATTGTATTATCAGACGAGGAGCTGGAATTACTCATAACAGGCTACATTGTGTAGATGAACGTAGTTATAATTTTTATACTACAACATACACTCCTTGGAGTGAAGCTAAAGAGTTGAAAGAGAATTTGCGAATAAAGCTCAAAAGAGTATTGTTAAATGTTTAACCGCCTTCGGGCATAAATAGAAAAATATATAAAAAATGAAGCATGTTAGAATTTATTTAACAGAAAAGTGTAACGCTTCTTGTCCATGGTGTTTTAATAAAAGTAGTAGAAATAACCAAAATATGGACACAGAAAAGTGCAAAAAGTTCCTTTCTTACTGTGCTAAGAATAATGTAAAAAGTTTAGGTATTTTTGGTGGAGAGCCAACTGTTCATCCTGATTTTATAGAAATATGGAATTATGCATATCCTTTATTTGATAAAATAACCCTATATACTAACGGTTTAAATAGAGCAGTACTTTCACAGATACCTCTTTCAGAAAATAAAGGATTGAACGTCAATTTTTATCATTTAAATCACATAGATCCAAAGTGGCTGAAACAATCATCTTTATCGACAGAGGTGGTTATTGTCGCGTGATAGGTAAGCTGGAATACAAACCATACACTCACGTCCTCTTTATCAACGGCTACCGCAAGGATAGCCCACGTATTGAGAAGGAGATTGAGAGTATCACCATCGGCAAGCCGAAGAAAGGCTTATGCCATGATAAGTGGCTTGGTAAGGAACTTTTTGTCATTAAATTCAAATAGCGTATGACAAATAAAGAATTTTTTAATGCGTATCGTGGAGAGCCTGTTCTTTATAAAGGTAAAGATATTGGTGCATACGTGGCAGGGTATATTGAAGATAAGTATATCATCCTTGGGTTCTATGATAACAAAGGATGTATTCTCGCTTTTAATACAGATGTGAATGTAGATGAGGTGTATGAATCATACCGATTTGCAAAGTTGAAGTATTTGGAAGTGATAAAACATCAGTAATATGGAAAAAGAAGAAAAATGTTGTGGTAACTGCATTTGGATGGGATGCGAAGACATCTTAGGCAATGGATGGTGCTACAAAAAAGATTGCGAAACATCTTGTGATAAGGTTTGCAAGAAACATGAATTTTAAACTTTAAATATTTAAATGGAAAATAAAGAATTGACTCTTAATGAGTATCAGAAGGCTGCAATGACTACTTGTATGCCAAGTTGTGAGAACTTTAGTTACATGACTCTTAATCTTATGGGCGAACTTGGCGAGTTTACGTCAAAGATCGGCAAGCTTATCCGAAAAGGAAAAGCTCACATTGAGAACAATAAGTTAGTGGTTCACGACGATGTTGAGTGTAGAGATTTTGAGGCAATCCGCGCAGAACTCGGTGACTGTTTTTGGCAGTTAAACGGAATCTGTTCCGTATTAGGATATAACGTAAATTCTATCTGTCAAGAGAATCTTAATAAGCTTGCATCTCGAAAAGACAGAGGCAAGATCGATGGTAATGGAGATTTCAGATAGTCTATGACTGCCTCTAATGAAAGAATACCTGGAATTGAAGAAAATGTAATAAAGCTGTATCCTACAATGTCTCTGAGAGAAATCGCAGATAAGCTTCATTGCGGCAGGAGCACAGTGAAAAGATATGCTGATAGAAATAATCTTAAGCATACGCCGGAAACAGAAAACAGGCTACATGAAAAATCTGTCATGAATAACATAAGAAGGTGTCTTGCGATAAGGTCAATAGACTACGCGAAAATGAGCAGGAGTAGGAAACGGCTCTTTCAAATGGAGTATGCAAGAGAGATTGCCGGCTTAAACAGAAAATCACACCTTCGATTATCAAAGGTTACAAGCAAGGCAAGAGTAGTAATATGGAGACTTTGTAAGGTATATGATTATTATTACGATAGAGATTATCCCTGGATAATCTGGTATGACTCCGAAACTAAAAGAAATCCGAACGAGAGATACTATACGGAAAAATATGGTATCAAATTCGAACAGGGAAATGAATAATAGAAAACTTCTGTGCTGATCATGTTATATGTTCAAGGGGTGGCTACACATTGCGTGCGGTCACCCCTTTTTGTTTATAAACAACTAATAACCAAATAAAAACATTAGAAAAAACTAAGAACGTTTAATGTAGCTTTAACTTCCAGTATATCCAACCTAAAAATGCGAGAACGCCTATGAAAAGACAAACTGCTGCAATCTTACCTATATTCAAGAATGCTTTATCGGTCTTTGATAATTGTTTCTCGGTTTTAACTTTGTATGGTATAGAATCTCTTACTATAACGGTATCTGATTTATTCCTATACACAAATCTATCACGATACTTAATGCTATACTTGTCCTTAAATACTGTATCCCCTCTGACAAGGACAGATATACTGTCGTGAACCCACACGGAGTCCGTTTTCATAAGGGTGTCCGTCTTGTTTACGTATCTGTCCCTATATTCTGTAACCGGAACATACCTTACTGTCGTACACTTACAGAACATTGACATTACGAAAAGAATGACAGCGACAGCCATAATCACCCTTAGAATTTTATCAACCATTTTCATATTTTAAAGCATTAATCCTGTTTAACCAACCATTTTTGAATTTTTTGTTCTGAGGCCTTGTCTGGCAGATACGATCAATGAAATCTTTCCTTTTCTGCTTGATAGTGTCGAACAGTTCTTTTCCGTCTCTTGCATTGATAGCTTCAATGGTCTTAGACCCGACAATTCCGTCAACAGAAACACCCAGTACTTTTTGTGGAATCTTGATACCATAGGAACCACTACACCAAAGCCAGTCAACAAGAATGTTTGCTACACTCTGGTCCGTTATCTGGTCAGCTTTCCACTTGTCCCAGAAATAGCTCTTGAATACAATATTCCATTGCGCCTGTGTCATGTGCTTTAGGTCGTTTGCAGTCTTATTCTTTCCAAAAATAGAACGGAATGTTGTTAGCGTTATTCCTTTGTTAGTAATTCCGCCAAGATCATCCTTGTCGAAAGCAAAACCTCCTTCCCAGTGCAAAATAAAAGGAGCGAGTTTGTTACAGTTTGCCATCTTTGTTTTCCTCCTCGTTTTTATCAAATTCGTGATTCAGCCTTTCAAGAATAGGTTTCCAGTAACTCGGCAATGCTTTCGTAAACTCAAACCTGAGAATGTAGTAAATTACCCGGAATGAGATATTCTTAGGGTATGCCTTAATGAGATTTTTAAACGCATTGCAGACGTACACATAGCAGAATATATACGTGAGCATCTTAATTACAAACAACGCTTCAACTCCATCATTACACCCAATCATGATTCCGTACATCACGTAAACAATAGCAATATACAGGAACATTTCAAGAAGCGCATTCTTAAACTTTGACGCAGAAAAGTTCCTGCATCTTGCAATACTTACCCCATCGGCTCTCATTCCGCAGAAGATATTAAAGCCGAATGCCAACACAAGAGCTACGACAAAGCCCTCCGTCGGCGAAATAAAAGCGAGTATAGCCGATATGATTGTTACGGCTATATGCCTAATTTGAGAAGTTTCTAAAAAATCTGTCATAATGTTATCCTGAATTAAGTAAAAATAAAGTTTCGGTCTCTTTCTTGCAAAGATAGCAAAAAAAAACCGAAACTCTATAAGATAACGACAGAAAAATCAGACCTTTAAATCATAATATGGTAATTCTCCACTATTCAGGAATGAAATGCACTCGTCAAAAATTTTTCTTTCAAAGTCAAGCGCACTGATTTTCGGGAACCATTTCTTTATCTTCCCATCGTTGCGCTTTACCATTTCTCCCCAGAGAACACACCAGTCGTCAAGGTTGATATTATCATTCTTGACCTCATGCCAATAGTCTTTGGCTACATCTTTCGTGTGTAGCTGCCCGATGAGGCAAAGATGTAAGTCGGCCATTTCTTCATCATAATGACATTCTGCGACCTCACCCTGCACCTGCTTCATCATATCAAGCATTACACTGTCGTTCATCCCAACTTCGCAACAGTCGGCCATAATTGCGACGCAGTTCTTAATAACCTGCGTATCATTGCAAGATAGAATATTTTCAAACACCTTTTTCATAACCGTGTATATTAGTGCTACTTCAAGAAATACTCTCTGATATCGTACACGCCATCCTTGTCTTTCAGCAAATCAAGCGCAAGTTCGTGAGCATATTTGACCAAATGTTCAGGATCAATGTCCTTCACACTGCCTTTGTTAAGCATCTTAGCGACAGTACAACCGTGGTCACTTACCACCTGGTTCATTGCAACATAAAGGGCATAGTCGTTGTAGTAAGGCTTCTCTTCTGTTGCAATCCCAAGACCGGTCATTGCATTGAGCCAGGTCTGCATATCCCAAGTTGCAGATGGATTCATACCGTTTACAATCTCAGAAGCCTCCTTCTTAGTAAGGTAGTTCTTCCACTTGATAGCGCACAACTTCTCTAAATATTCCTGCGCCAACTCTGGGTGCTTCGCAGCCATATCTTCCATCATGCAGCGCATCGTATTACCGAATACGTGCATATACTTTACGTTGTTTGATGATGCCATCATCCCATAAAGCTCATCAAACTTGCTCATAATGTCTTTTGCTTCCATATCTTATATATTTTTAAGCTATTATCAAATCTTTCAACTCTACAAAGTCCTCCTCTGTGAAGTTGATGCTTCGCTTGCTTCCAAATAGGATAGCAGTGGCAATTCCATCCGGCAGATCAATAGACACAACTCCTTTGTCGATATGTCCGTGAATAAAACCTACATCGAATTTGTAATCTTCCACGGATTTCAGCATCTGCATCATATCTTCAAATATCGTGTTGGCATCTATGTTCCCGTCCTCATCGGCAATGAATAGGGTAGCGTTGTCAATACTCTTTCCCCAACTATCCTTGTGTTTTGCGATGATATTGTGCGAAGCTCGCTTCATGTACACGGAAGGAATAGCCAATGCAGGGTTCTCCTTAACCATATCGCTAATTCTTGCGTCTGCCCACAAATCCAAAGATGTAAGCAGTTTCTCTTTCAGTTCAGTTACATTCATTTCTTAGTTTCTCCTTTATGTGTTTTATTGTACCAAGCGAGATACTCTTGCCAAGTTTTGTCGCTGTGGTTAGTCATATAATCGTTGAGCATAGCAGATTTATGTTCCTCTGCTTGCGCTACTTCTTTTCTCAATCTTTGCATCAAAGATAGATGTTTCTTTAATGCCTCCTGCCCTTGCTGAGTACTTTCAATACGAGGGCGTATGATGCGCAATTCCTCGTCTTGCACTAACTTAGATACATATTGCAAGCTATTAACGTACTCCTGATTCTGCATCAAGTACTGACGTTGTGCGCCTGTAAGATTGTCCTCAATCTTATCAATCTCATCCCAAAGTGGGGTGGAAGACTGCTGCGCTTGCATATTGATAGATGCTCGCTTCTGCTGTATTGCCTCATACATCTTCTGTAGCTCTGCATCCATCATCTGCGGCGGCTGCTGACTTGTACCCATATCCAATAATGGGCTATTTCCGAAATTCATCATAATCAATATCTTTAAGTTGGTGATATATTATAGAGAGGTGAGAGGGCATCCACCAACGAGGGCAAACACCCCTCACCAACTCATTTTTTCTTAGTCCGTCTAACCGACTTCCTTACTGCTCTGTTACGCTCCTGTAGTGGGAGTGGAAGGAGCGGTGCAATTACAGCCGTAACTGCCGTAACCAGTAACTACTGGTGTAGAAGGGAGTACAAGCTGACCATCAATCTTGCGGCAGCACTTCTCGTTCACGTAAGCCATCATCAGCTTCTCCTTGTAAGGAGTAAGAGCCTCCATCACGGCTACCTTCTTGTCAAGGTCGCAATACTTAGCTTGCAACGCATCGTACTGGTCTCTCTGATTCTTGTACAGACCGAAGTCCGCATCAATCTGAGACTTGTAGAGACCAAACTCAGCCTCCATTGCACGGCGGTTCTCAGCGTTGATAGCATCTGTAGCACCCTTGTACATAGAGAACTTCTCTGCGATGTCAGTTTCACGCATAGCGTAGAACTTGTTAGCGGTGTCGAGCTTCAAACCGAACATATCGGTAAGCAGCTTCACCTCATCAGCGCATTCCTTCTCCATTACCTGCAAGGCGGTTGGCTGATTTGAGCTTGAGTTAGCTCCGTAGGTGTTGATGTTCACGTTCTCAGGCATATTGCCGCCGAGTGAACCAAATACACCACGACCATTGCCGTTGAGCAAAGCTAAAGCCAAGCCACCGATGCCAATTCCGAGGGCTGTTCCTGCCAAACCCTTGCTGGCATACTCTTTCTTACCATCTTCGTAGATTTTCTTCTCTACGACCTTTGCATCTGTCATTTCCATGATACAATCTTTTTAAGTTATCCTTAATATTAACTAACACTATTGTAACGTTACGGACGCAAAGGTACAAAGAATAGGGGAGAGCAAATATAACTCTATCACACTTTCTTTTAGTGGTTGATTATCAGTAGTTTAAGGTGATAGTAGGTAGTATCATTTTGAGCCAATATATATTTTAGAAGAAAGATTGAAAACAAAAATCCCCTATACTATTGGCGTAGTATAGGGGAAATATCACATTTCTGCTCGGAAATGCGATGCTCAAATATGCGATGCTCAAAAAGCATTGCAAAGATAGACAATAATTCCGAAACCACCAAATTTTTCGTCATTAATGTGTTAGATACATATACAATCCTACCCCGAACCACATTATCAATATCATAGTTGACATCGTTACCCAAGCCAAGAAGTACTTATCGACCTTCTTATACTCATAAGAATAGTATAGGTATGCGATGAATGTGCTGTTGATTATTGCTAACATCGCTACTATAATCAAAGTCTGAAACATAAAGTCCATAATACTCATACATACTCGCTTATCCGTGCTGCGTAGGGCTTTACGTTATGATTTTCTCTTACTCTTAATATAGTGAAGAATATCCCACTTCTTCCAATATCGGCTGTGCCCTCTTTTCTTGCATTCTCCGTTAGGAATGTCGCCTCTCGCTACCATTCTATTTAAAGTTGCGTCGGAAACGTGAAGCTTTTCCTTAACTTCCTCTGTAGATAGCATAGGGTTGAGCATATCGGGGATGATGTCGCACAACCTATCCAAGTCCTCATCGCTCATTCCGCAAGCGGTGACTTTCTCACCATTTTTCTGCTGCTCGTCTGCCTTAAAGCAAGCATCACTAAGCGACTTTAGAGCCGTTCCGAGTATCTTATAATTCAATATCTTTCCCATAATTATGCACAGATTTTACGTCCTAATTTTGTTTTATTGATAAACATTTCGGCAAATCCGTATAGGTAGAACAACACCGTCACTACCATAACAGTAAAGCAGGAATCTATCATATCATTAGTCGTGTACCAACTCCATTCCACGATGTGAGCCGCATTGATGCCGAAGAAATAGAAGAATGGTATTCTGTATCTCCAACATAGGAAGAAAAACCTGCTTGCTAATATCAACACCATCGGTAAAATATAAACCATAAAGTAAATGAAGAGATAGCAGGGAAAATTCTCATTGTTAGTTATGAACATTTCTCTTGGATGCTGGCTAAAATCCCACATTCCGTATGCGTGAAAGCACATAATAATTATCGGAACATACTTGCAGAACCAGCTAAAGAACTTCAAGATTCTCCTGCTATACCGATTTCCATGTTTCATCAGCAAGTTCATCAGTTCAGTAACATCTATATCCTTTATCAACCGTTGTACTTCGTCTTCTTGTTCTTGTGTCATCGATAAACCTCCTTTTTGTCTATAGTTAACGTTTTTGACAAAATTACAATTTTTTGCTCAAATCAATTCTTTTTGAGTAAAATTTTAAGGTTAAACTTTGCTAAAGTAACAATCTGTAAGCAAATTATTCGTATATCAGTGTTTGATGAGCTATCTTTTATTCTATATTCTTGTATTCGGTCTTTGCATCGAAACAAGGACACCATTTCTTCCATTTTCTTGAATCACTCCCCCAGACGTCTCTGTGACCAAGAATGACGGCATGAGGATATTGATGATGCAGCTCTGTAAGTAACGACCTCAGAGCTGCCTTCTGAGCCTTCGTTCTGTTATCGACAGGCTTGCCTTTGCTATCAATACCACCCACATAGGCAACGTTGATGGCAGAGGAGTTGTAGCCCTGCACTCCGTTACTGACCTTACTAATGTCTAATAACTGATGTATAACTCCATCCGCAGTTACCACCTTGTGATAACCGGGATTTCTCCAACCCTTCGCCTTAAACTCTGCCAACAGTTCCTTGACTTCCCACTTCTGAGAAGAAGCGGTACAATGAACGAAAATTCTTTTTATCTGTCTCATAATAATAAATCTAAAATCAAATAATTAATAACACTACCGAGTACGATCACTACAGAATACCTGACCACATCTTCCCACTCAAACTTAGATAAATGGTAGTGCTTGTACTGGTATATCTCTCTACCTACCATTACTGGCAAGGCAAGCAGACCTGTCAATATGCTGATAAGCAGCCAACAAGCAAGACCAATCCAGTCTCGCTTGTTTAGTTTTAACACATTCTTCATAGCGCAAAAATCCAGTAAGTCAAATATACGTCTAAGAATGCCGCCAATTCTGCCCAGTAATACCCAACGGAATTCGGCTTTTTAGCAGGAGGGAAATAGATGATGAGTACCGCAATAGCTAACAATAGGGTAGGAGCAAGATTGACACTCGAACACCATCCTACGCACCCGATAGCTGCTGTGATGGCTGCTGATTTGTGAATGATATGTTCTGCACTATCAAGGTAGCGAGGAACGAAACCTACGAACATCAGTCCTCCACATCCGAGGAAAGCAAGGAACTGAATACCTTTACCTGAGTCGAGCAAAGGAATAAGCATAAGGATAGCACTCACAAACATAATCAGCGTAAACACCCATCCATAGTTTCGTTTTTCTTTATCACCAATTACCTCGCTGCCCGTGCAGTTCTGCAACTGGTAATACACATCGCTTACCATCACAGGAACACCGAACCGCATCGCTGCGAGAAGCAGAAATCCTCCAAGCATGAGGAAAGAAATAATACTTAACACATACATAATCTTTAGAATTTTAGAAAATTAAACTGATATGTAGCCCTACACAAACCCTATACTTGACAGGTATGTAAGGCTACACGTTGATACCATTCTATTGGCTTCAATAAAATGGTGCTACACTTTGAGATTGAGCTTTTCAGGATAGCCTGTCTTGTAATCATAGGCTTCCACCTCCTCGATGGTGGTCAGCTTATTGACCTCTGCCTGATGAGTAGCAGTCACATTGTAACAATCCTTCGCATACACCTCGATAGTACAGATGAGGTCTTGAGCTACCGCAATAGGCATGACAAAGCACTTTCCATCAAGCCAAAGGCTCGTCTCTTCTCGACCCTTATAAGCAATTCTCTCATTACCATCAAATACTCGGTCTCTTAAATTAAAGTCGAGCCAATGTTGTTCTCCGTTAAGGTAAAAAGCATTGACAGCAGGGGATTTGTCGTAGGCTGTGATTTCTGCTATCTTATCAGCCTTTGCCTGTTCGAGATCCAAGGCATTCATCTTAGCCGAAAACTCAACAAATGCCTTCTGAACCTCGTTTTCATCGTACTCACCGATAGGAACGGTACACTCGTAGCATTCGTAAGCTCCCATTTTTTCGTCAAGCACAGCAGCAAGATGGCGAACCATTATTCCTCCATGCTCATACTTTTCACTAAAATCGCCTTTAGGGATAAAGGCCTTGATAAAATTAATTTTTTTCATAATCTTTTACATTTTATATTTATTCATTATTCTAATTTTCTTCATATTTATGCAGAAAACTCTGTCTTTGTGCGGCATCATAGTCCACGCTTTTCGTCTAATGTTATAAGTATTGCAATGAGCAAGCATACCCATCAGACTGTTGATGCGGTTTGCATACCTCTGTAATACTTCACCTTCAGGGTTGGGCGCCATCCCGAACCTATCAATCACGTCATATAGATGTTCTATCGTTCGTTGGTTTGGAAGTGTCCTGCCTGGACGAATTAATACGCCCGTGAACCTCACTCCACTCGCTGCTCTCTGTAGGCTAACCTTATGAGGATGCAACGTAAGACCAAGCTCTTCTAACAGATAGTTCCTTGCCTCTTGCAGAATATTCAGGAGTAACTTTTTATCCCTACCGATAACCACAAAATCATCTACATATCTGCCATATCCACCATCTTCGCCCACTCGCTCTATCATCAGCTTATCGAATCGAGATAGCAGAAGGTTGGCAAGTAATTGCGATGGCAGGTTGCCGATCGGGAGTCCCTTGCCCTCACCGCAGGTAAAAAGCGACTTGTTAGCAGGAAGCTTATCCCACAAGCTCAAATCGCCTACTCGAACACAGTTCTTTGTCGGGTCATGTAAGACGACTTTCTTCCATAGCCACAGCCACCATTCTATATCACTTCCATGATACTTTTTTCTGATGGCCTTTTCGAAGAGGTCGTAAAGGAGTAAACGATTGATGCTCATGAAGAAGCCCTGTAAATCACCTTTCAATATCCATGCTTCCTTAGTATAGTTATCGCTCACTCGCTTTATTTGCTTCTTGACATCAGCGATACCATAACCAGTTCCCTTACCCTTACGGCAGGCATACGCCTTATCTGTCATTTCGCCTTCGAGTATATCCGTGAACTTGATAGCAAGCAGATGGTGAATGATGCGATCACGGAAGTCTGCGCAAAATACCTCCCGAAGCTTTGGTCTCGTCACACAGAATGCCTTACTTTTACTTATCTCGTATGACATCGAATTTAATTCGACATACAGTTGATAATTATTCGCAATATAATTCATCTGGTATTCGATGCAGCCTGGTGTTGAACCTTTATGCTTACAACAGTCATAATAGGCATCATACACCTCGTCTATCGTCACATACTCTCTTTCAAATTTCATATCCCTTAAAAAATAGCAAATACAGAGGTATTCGCCACTGTTGGATAATCGTAAACCGGCAGGACCACGTTACTGTTCCACTTGTTGTTGTTGCTCGCACTACTACTGTAGAACCAAGCGTTCGTAGCGCTGTACTGCGTATCTCGGTACATTCTCTGTTTTTCAGTCTGTTCACTTCTCACATAAGTGAGTTGCGTGATTGTACCCCTTGTCACATTCAGTGACTGCACTCTCGCATTGTCGTTGACTCTGCAATTCTCGCCTTTGCGCTTCCGCTCAGACTTCCGCCAGCCATACGCCTCCTTTAATACCTTATCTGTCATCATACCAAGGTTGGTTGCCTGTTTCTTGTTTAAGAACTCGGCATCCGTAAGGAGGTTGATTCTTGACTTGACTTCCGACATAAGCAGAATATAATCGTGCATACGCTCCTAGATCGGAAGAGCGTCGTG